CAACGCCACGATCTGCGCTTCGAGCTCGGGCAGCGACTGCGCCTCGCGGAAGTCCTCCCATTTGTAGTTCTCCTCGCCGACGCCTGGAGCCAGCGACCGCTCGACGTAGGCTTGCGGATATTCGTACCCCTGGGCCTGTACCGGGATCGCGGCTTGTTTGAGGTACATGCCGCCCGAAATGGAGCCGCCCTCCCAGTAGAGCACCTCCCCCTCGGGGTGTTCCTTCGTGCGCAGGAACACGTAGCCCTCGCTCCGCTGCGTGCCGCCGCCCGTGAGTGCGCATCCCAGCAGGATCGCCTTGTCGCCCGCCAGGTTGCCGATGATCGACACCACGTGCGCGTTGGTCTGCATGTAGTCGAGCATCTCGCAGTCGGCCGGAAAGTCTTTGTTCGATTGCAGGAGGAACCTGCCCTGTATCTGTTTCATCGTCAAATGTAGTTTATGGAGAATCGTTTCGAAGCCAGCTTGTACGCATCCACCACGGCCCGGACCTGCGTGATGTCCAGCTTGTCGTAGAGCGCCAGCGGGATATTCACCCAGAAGTCGTAGCCGCTCACCCCGCCGTAGCCGCGGCGGTTGAGAATCAGGATCCGGCCCGATCCGCGGCGCGGGACCAGCACCTCGGCGTCCTCCTCGCGTTTGTGCAGGGTGATGAAGCCCACGTTTTCGACCGTTTCGGTGATTGTGATCCTCCGGTCGATGGGATCGAACTTGTCGTTCAGCAGCGCCCGCAGGTAGCACACCTGGCCGTTGTGTTCGAGGCGGTAGTCGCTCTCGCGCTTCCAGAGGATGAACCGCGTGTGCAGGTATTGCAGGGGCGACACGGCGGCGTAGGCCATCGCGGCGAAGAGCGGCCGCCGCCAGAAGGTCGGCAGCAGCAGGAGCGCCAGGCGCTTGAAGTTCACGTCGTACTTATCCATTGTATGCCTTCATATTGAGTACGACGTCGCCCATCTCGAAATAGCCCGCGGCCGGGATGCACCGCGCGTCGATCGTAACCAGCACCTCCTCGCCTGCCGCGACGGTCGTCGCCCCGCGGAACTCCACGATCCGCACGCCGTCGAGCGTCTGGAGCGCATCGACGAGCGCCATGTTGGTATATTCGCCATTGAAGGGCAGGTTCTCGATGTAGTTGCGGACAGCCTCCCGACAGGCGCTCTCGACCGTTTCGGCCACGAGCATCGGGTCGTAGTACACGTCCGCCTCGCAGTTGAAGCGGTCGGGGTCGATGTTCACCAGCGCCGTGCGCACGCCCGCGTCCTTGATCTCGGCGATGTAGGCCGCAAGCTGCGCCTCGGTCTCGGCGTCGAGCCTGCACCGCTTGCCGTCCTTCTCGCCCGCGACCTTGATCGTCAGGAGCGAAGCGTCCCGGTTCTCGACCGCCACGGCGTGCTTGACCACCCGTGCCGCCGCGATGGCGTCCTCGGTCATCCCCTCAGTGTCGTAGCGGTCCGTGTCCGCGATCAGCGTCTTGCCCTTCATGAACGCAAGCACCTTGTCGCGGTACCACCGCGGACGGTGCGGGATGATCTCCTCGATGCGTGTGTCCACCTCGCCCTTGTACGTGTCGAAGAGCTTCTCCAGCGTCCACGCCGCAACGGCGAAAATGTAGAACAGAATCCCGATGACGGATACCTTGCTGAAATGCGACGTGAAGCTGTCGCCCGGCGTAAATCCGAACAACTCCGCAACGGATTCGTTACGCATGAAATCCGCGCAGATCGTTTCCTTGATTTCCTCGATCGTTCTCATCGTACCACAAAGTCTATTTCAATCCCCATAAACCCGATACCGCCGTAAGGAACCATTTCCGTCTCCTCGGCCGAAGGTGCGGTAGCTGGTTTTATTCTATCGGCCGCCAGTTCCTGCACGACAGACTCCTCTCTGGTTGTCGTCATGACGATATCGAGTTTCTGCCCCGTGTTCAGTTCGTCGGTCAGCGCAAGACCGTTACGTTCGGCAATTTCGAACGCGGCCTCGACAGTCCCGCATTCCTGAACTGCGATATCCAGCAGAGTCTGGTTATTTCGTGTCGTAGTCTGCATCGACGGTCAGTTTATTGTTCGTTATATCGACTTCTACATCGTTCACCCGCATACCGTCAGCCTTCAGTTGAGCCGTAATCTCGCGTGCCCATCCAGTCGTTTCGTGGTCATTGGCGATGTTCGTGATCCCGACCCCGAGGGTCGGATATTCTTTCAATTCTCCCTTCATTGCCTGAAGAATCGCAGCTTGGTTCTGAATCGTCACCTCTCCGACCTGCAGGCCCTGCACATAGACGTTTTGGTCGTTACGCCGAGGATCGATTTGCAGATCTCCTGTCTCGGGATCGATCAGTATGCCGATATTCTTAGCCATTATCAGTGTGTTGCTTTTTTATCCTCCAAATCTTCGAGAGAGATGGTTGCGGCCGCCATTTGTTCGGAGAAAATCCCTGCTCCCGTTCCTCCGTTGGCCGCAGCTCCAATGCCTACTCCTGTCAGTCCGGCAGCGACGGCCGTCCGCATCGTTTCGCAGTAGCGCTGAACGCTTTCCAGCGAACGGCGCAACGCAGCGGCCAATACCAGGCCGCCCTGCTTCCCGCCGTTGATTTCCACACCGTCAGCCGTAACCTTCAACTGCATCCGACCGACCGTAGCCGAAACATTGCTCCCGTTCATTGTGACGGTCGTATCGCCGTGACGGTAGGTCAGCGCTTCGATCTCTGAATAACCGATCACGGAGCATTCGCGCAGCTCGCCGCACGAAAGGTCGGCTACCAGAACAATACTTCCCGTTGCAGGTTTCAACAGCAGGCCGCCGTCCGCTCCGCCTTCGATGGCTGCCAGACGGATGCCCGGAATCTCCAGTTCGTTATACCGCGCCCGACAGGTGTCGCCCTCGACGGAGACGACCTCCATCGGGCGAAACAGGAATACGGACTGTTCCGTGCCCGTAATCTGCTGCAAAAGCTGTTTTATCTTCGAGGCGTTATCCATTGTTTTCTATGCGTTTTCCGATGGTGACGACCCGGCTCGCACCTTTGTCGCAAAAAGTCGTTTCGACGCCCAACACGTAATAGCTTCCGTTCTTGTATTCGTACTCCGTGTCGCGGATCTCGGCCAGCCATGTCGGCTCGACATAGGGTTCGAGCCATCCGGTGAACGAGCCCTCGTAGCCGGTATAGGCCCGCACCTTCAGCTCTTCGTCGGCCCGTTGTTCGAGCGATTTCCGATCCGAAACACCCGGCAATTTGAGTGTAAACTTGTCGCCGCCCGTCGTACCGCGTTCGATACGGATCGTCTTGCCTTTGGCATCGGTTCCCTCGACGACAGCCAGAAACTTCCGCTTCGAGGCGTCCCGGTACTTGAGGTCGGACTTCTCGATGTTCACGGCGAAGTCGTAAATGACCTTCTCTCCGATCTGGGCGTATTGCGGATGGACGTGCAGGGTTTTTCCGCGCAGGTAGATGTTGGCCTTCGTTTCGCTCTGCACCTTGCGCAGCACGTCGTACCCCGTCGCTGCATGGATAGTGAAGTTATCATACGTGAAATCGTAATCGCATGCCACTTCATATTTTCCGACCTCTTCGGCGACCGAGGTCAATAACGTTTTCACCGTTACGCTTTTCAGGACACGGTCCTTGAGGTCTTTGCGGAATTTGTAGAGTTCATCTTCGCAATGAATACGCACGGAGTCGTTATCAGTAGCGATTTCGGAGACATACCCGGAAAATTCATCGCGCAATATCCGATCATATCCCAGGCGGATCCGAACAGCATCTCCTTCGGCGATTTTCTGTTCGACCTTCAATGCCCGGTTGAAAAGCGTCCCCGGCAGCGTAATATCGGCCGTATCAGCCAGGTTTTCGACGCTGCATTTGATCGCAACCTTTTCGAGCGCCGCCAGCCGATACTTCCCGATCGTTATGTCAAAGTTCATCGAATACATTTCGAACGCCGTTAAACCGGAATAAAAAGCGAAACCGGATTGTCGCTGTATGCTTTGATCTCGTAGTTCTGGTTTTGCAGGCCTTTTGTGTGCGGAAAGCTGACACTCTCTATGGCCAGACGCGTAATACCGAACAGCAGCAGAATATCATGCTCCACGTCGAGGTGACTGGCAGTATCGAACAGATTACGCAACTGCTGGACGCTCTCTTTCGGATATTCGTTTTCCGCGGCGATAAATATGCCTTGGATCGAAATTTCGTAGTCGCCCTGGCTCCATCGCTCCTTGACCGTTCCCGTTCCTTTGCCTTTGGCAGGAGTTCGTCGGATGATTTCGTTCTTGCCGCTGATCGACACCAGGGGTTCAAGCGGGAAAGTGAACCAGTTCAGAATCCCGTCAGTCGAACGCTTGAGCCGCAACGGCATGACGGATTTTATCGTTCCGACGGTTGTCATTTCCGACCGGATTTCGTCCGCATCGGCCGTCCGCACCCCGTCCGTGTCCCTGAGTAGGAAATACGGAGGCAGAGCTCCGAAGCCGCCGAGGGCCTGCGTCGTGCGGATGCGGAGCGGATCGCGCAAGCCATCCGATGAAACGATGACGTCAGGGGTCGCTTTCCCAATGTTGAAAAATACCTTGCCCATCCTATTGTGCCGTTGCGGCCATTTGCAATACCTGAATCAGTCTGTTCTCCAGATCGCGCTGCATGTCGTCGCGCGAACCCTCGTAGCCGCCCTCGAAAACCAGCTTATCGACCAGCGCCCCGAGTGAAATGTTGATCGTCGTGGATCGTTTGCCGCCCGTGGCGATGGCCGAAACGGCTCCCGCCCCGGCCGTACTGCCGGAGGTTCCGTTGCCTCTGCCCGGGGTATTCGCTGCCAGCTCGCCTCCCATGCCAGGCAGGGAGGGCGACGCGATCCCCAGCGAGGTTTTCAATTTCGCGGCGACGTCGCCCAGCGACCGTTCGGAATCCCACCGAAGGCGGATGCCGTCGAGCGACGCCCTGGCTTTGGCCGCATGGTCTGCGACCCGTTTCGCCCCTTCGATGATCGCCTGCTGGCGGTTCTCGATATCGGCGTTGATCCGGGCGATGGCGGCCTGGTTCTCGGCGCTGTCGCCCAGCCCCACGGCCTCCTTGAACTTGTACCATCCGAGTTTGATCTTGTCCAGGCCGATCATAAGGCCGTTTATCATCGTGCTGAAATAGAGCTTCACGCTCTCCACGAATCCCAGGAACGAATGTTTCATGAATCCAACCGTGCCGTCCCACAGCGTACCCCAGCCCTGCACCTTGTAGCAGACATAGCCGATTACGGCGATCAGTCCGATGACCGCGGCGATGATCCACGTCACGGGACACGCCAGCAGGGCAAGGTTCAACCCGTTCTGCGCTGCGGCCCATGCCCATTTCGCCGTGGTGACGATCCCCGCCCAGGCGGCCATCGCCTTGGACTGGAGCGTGACGAGGAACATGGACGTCGCCAGTATGCCGAGCGCTGTGCCCAATACCGCAACGACCGTCGCGTGCCGCTGCATGAACTCCGAGACCCATCCGATAGCTGCCCCCAAGGCGTCGATGCCTTTTCCAGCAAGTCCGACGATCCACTCCAGCGCGGTCATGGCGGGAATCACCAACGGCTCGATGATCCCGTAGAGGCGGAACAGCAGGTCGCCCGCCAGTCCGAGAAGCGTGGACCACTTGCCCGCGGCCGTCTGTCCCATCTTTTCGGTCATGCCGTGGAACTGGCCCCCGGCCTGCGTCGCCGAATAGAATGCTTGTGTCACCATCTCGGCCGAGATCTTGCCTTTCTCCATCTCCTCTTTCAACACGCCGATGGATTTTCCCGTCTTGCGGGAAATTTCCGACAGCGGATTGAATCCGGCATTGATCATCTGCAGCAGATCCTGCCCCATCAGCCGTCCCGACGCGGTCATCTGCGAGAAGGCCAGCGTCAATGAGTTCAATTTGTTCCGGTCACCCATTGCGATATCGCCCAGCGCCTTGATGTTGGGCATGATCCGATCCTGTGCAATGCCGAATGAAAGCATCATTTTCGCGGCATCCTGCAACTCGGCTGTCATGTAGGGTGTTACCATCCCGTATTGGCGAATCTCCTCCCGCAGCGCTTCCGATGCTTTCGTGTCACCGCGCAGCAGCACGTCGAAGGCGACCTGCACCTTTTCCCGTTCGAAACCTGTTTGCAGCGCCTTAAATCCCGCCATGCCCGCCATGACGATTGGATTGGTCAGCGTATTGGCGAACGGGATGCTGTTGAAGGCATCCGACAGCATAGTCTTGATCTTGCCGCCGTTCACCCGTTCGAGCTGGCGGATCTGTCGTTCGAGGGCCTTGACCTCGATGTTGGTACGACGTATGGCGTTGATGTTGCTGGCTGGAATCCACTCGCGCTCGGCACGTAGCGCATCGACACGCTCGCGGAGACTGCCCAGCGTGACACCGCATTTCTGCATGGTGTTGCTCGCACTGTTCACCCGCTGCTCGACCTTCGCCCAGACTTCCAACGCCCGGTTGTTGGTGATGTTGATCTTATTCAACTTCCCCGTGATCCGGTCGTTCAGAGAGAGCGTATATTCGACAACATTTGCCATTGTGTCCGTTTTTTCGTATCTTCGCTGCGTATGGTAGCAGGACTTATAGGTATTTGGTTCGTCGTCGCCGTGGTTTTCTATGTGTTGAAGGCTGCGCGGGCCGTGCTGCCGTGTATCCCGAAAGCGCTCGGCGTGTTGCTCTGCCTGCCTGCGATGCCCTTTGCCGTAGCGTATAAAAACCGTGAAACGCATCCGTGGCAGGCGCGGTGCATCGTCATCGGCTGGTCGCTGCTCTACCTGCTGCTCGCCTTCATTCTCTATATGGAAAATTAGAAAAGGTCCGGATCGCGGGGTTCTTTCCCCCGTACGTGACAACGGCGCGACTTGCGGAAAGTGACCCGCGGACGATGCCGGCGCGGCCCTCGGTGTTGTCCTTCGCACGGAAGTAAATCTCCCGACAGTCCGAACCTTGTGATTCCGGGCCTGCTATTTCTGCCGTGCGGCTTCCGCCTCCTGCTTGCGTATCCACTTCAGTTCGTTCACACGCATGGCCCATTCCCAGTCGGTGAGGCTATCGGGGTCGATATGGAGGTAATAGCGCAGCTGGGTATCCAGTTTCCGGACCCAGTCGCGGCCCTCCGCAGGATCGACCTCGGTAGCCTTTAAAGCTTTTCCAGCTCGGCCTCCGCGTAGGGTACGATCTTGTCGAGCACTCCCGACGCGCCCATGAACTTGTCATCGTCGCGGCGGATTGCCTCGCTACCGCCCAGCCAGCACCCGCGCAGCAGGGTTTCGTTGAACTTCAGCGGATCGTTCTTGCCTGCCGTCGTTGCGAACGAGAGTTCGCGGCGCGTGGGTTTGCGCAGGTAGCACACGTGGCCGTTTACCTTGATGGCGAATACCTCGCCGTGCTGTTCTTTCCAAGCGTTGATTTGGTCGGCTGTAACTTCGCCGATAAGGGTTTGTTTGTTCTCCATTTCGATTTTTTCGTTGTTTTGCCCGGCCGGAGCCGGATCGTTGTTCGTCTTCGTCTACTCTCTCCGTAAGAAGAGGAAAGGCAGCTTGAGGTCCTGGAACTTATCGCCCTGGTTGGTTTCGCGCGGATCCTCCGTGAACTGTACGCCTCGTAGCTTGTGGATCGTCGGGAGGTCGCCCTTCTCCGGGTCGCCGTAGGAAACCACTATGTCGAGCTGAATGTCGAGCAACGAGCCGCCCGATGCAATCTCCAGCGCCTCGACTTCGGATTGCGTGAGTCCGATTTCGCCGTCGTTCGAGATATTCCCGCTCTGAATAGCCAGCGCTTTGTTCCCTTTGCCATAAAGCGCCTCTTTCTCCTTCTTGGTCGTGTACTTGATCGAGCGGAAGCCCATCACGTCACGGCCGCCCATGTAGGCGGTGATATCCTCCCAGCCGTATTCTTTGCCATTGATCATTGTCCTGTCATTTTATGCGGTTTTGAACCCAAGCTCCACGTCGATATACTTTGCATATCCGTTGGGCTTGACGCGCAGCCCGATCTTTACCTGCGAAGTGGCCAGAATGTTCTGGTCGTAGTCGATCTTGCACTCCACGCCCGTATCGGACGAATCCGACGGATCGTTGCCCAAGTTGCCCTGTGCGGTCATCTGCGTCTCGATGGCCTGCTCGACGTCGGCTTCGACGGTCGAGCACCAGGCGGGAACCAGAGTGCCGGACTTCGAGACCGGAACCTCGTCGTTGAGCCACTCGACCAGCTGCGCGTAGGCGATGCGGTACGCCTTGTCGATGACGCGGCGGTTGGTCAGCGCGCGGTAGTCGTCCTCGGGCGTCGTGGCCAGGTTGTCGTCGGTGATGAAATACCCGGCCTTGCCGACGAACGTGCGGAAGGTGATATACCCCTTGTCGTTGATCGTCTCCAGGTCGGCCAGTTCAGCGGGCTCGGCCCCCACGTAGAAGGTCAGCGGCTGGAGCGCACCGTCGCGCACGCGGCTGATTTTCCGCTGGACGGCCGAGGCGGCGATGCGCCCGGCGACGACACCCATCGCGGCGTTCTTCGACGAGGCCGCGGTGTCGCCGAGCACCACGCCCGCGCGGTTGTACTCCGTTTCGGTAAGGTCCTTCAGCGCCGCGGGGTCCCCGGCATAGCCGTAGCCCTCGACCAGCGAGAAGATTGGCGCACGCAGCGTGTCCGTGGCCCAGTCGCCCAACTGCTGGGCTTTCGGCAGCGCGGCGAACACGTCGGCGTCGAGACCCTCGGTGGTCGTCAGTTCGTAGGCTTCGGCCGGAGTCTTGAAAGCGACCAGACCGCGGATTTTGCCGTTCGACGCCTTGAGCAGGGCCACGGCTCCGGCGGCGTTGTCCTTGTCGAATGCGTTGGCGAAGGTCTCGCTCTCGGCATAGCCCGTCAGCCAGAGCTCCGTTCCGTCGCCCGCCTCGGCGTAGAACTCCTTGACGTTGCGGTAGAGGTTCGGGTTATTCTCCGACGTGACGCCCAGCGCCTCCAGGTCGGCGAGCTTACGCAGCGTATACGCCTTGCCCAGCTTGAACTTGTCGTCGCCCGTCACTTCCTTCGCACCCAGCGCCATCATGCCGAGGCAGCCGTCCGCCATCGCGGCCACCTGTCCCAATGTGCCGTTGGCGTAGTTGATTCGTACTCTCGGTAACATTTATTTGCGTTTTACGGTGATTACTGCCTTGTCGCGGAGCGTGGCCGCATGGTTGCGGGCCTCGGATTCCCTGAAGAACCCGAACCCGTTGGAGGTCATGTAGACGACAGGGGCATCCGGGTATGCGGCCAGGATTCGCCCGGCCTCGGCCTTCAGACGGCTCCCGACTCCCGATTCCGTGGTTGCACGGTCTGCCGCCTCACGGGCCGCCGCCTCGGTAGCCTGGCGGGCCGCCAGTTCCTCCGGGGTGTCGGCGAATGCCGTTACCGCAGAAAGTGGCCGCTCGTCCTCCCCGGCCGTTGCCGGGGTGTCATCGGTCTGCCGATCCGCCGTGCCGCTCTCATCATCGGATGCGGAGTCCGGCCGGAGACCGGGTGTCGTGTCCGGAGCTTCGGGGACCGACGGCGTCGGTTCCGCCTCCTTCCCGGCGGCGGGTTCCGTGTCGGGAGCCGGCTGGAGATCGGGCGATTCGTTCCCTACCTGCATAGACACGTCCGCGGTCTGGACGGAGGCTCCGGCCGTTTTCGGAGCTTTCCCGGCGGTTTTTGCGGTATGATTGTTTTTTGCCATTCAATTGTTGTTTTAACGGTGTTTGAATAATCTGTAAGTGCCATAAGCCACGACCAGCAGTCCGGCAATGCACAGGGCATGCTGCCACCAGGTAAGGCCGCGACGCTGGGCCGTCGTGAGATCTGTTTCGGCGGCTTCCTGCCGGGAGGTATTTCCTTCCGTCCGAAGCTGCTGCCTGGCATGACCGCCGCCGAGGATCGTGTCGGCCTGGATTCGGTGTTCGGTCTGTCGTACACGGTCCGCCTCGTGAGTGGAATCCGTAAGGCGCCGCCGTTGGATGGTCTCCCGCCGCAGGGGCGGTGTTCCGGTCAGCGTATCGACTGGACGGGAGGTGTCGTATTCCCGTGTGACGGTCTCGACCTCCTCCCCGACAACCCGGTGCAGATGCCGCTCGCCGTCGAGGTTGCGGATCAGTTCCTCGCACAAGGCCCGGAAAAACAGGCTGTCGCGCGTCGAGAGTTCCTCGCGGAGCACCTGCATCCGAAGGTCGTTTTCCGCTCGGCTGTGCACCGCCGCCGTCCGGCGGGAGGGCGCGCAGGCGCAGAACAGTGCTGCCAGGAGGAGCGGGAGGAGGATTCGCCGCCGTGTCATACAGGGTACTTTGTGAACAGATCCCAGCCCGCCCGAACCTCGTCCATGCGTGCGGGCGTTCCGTTCTCCACGCGGCTCATGGCCGCAACGACCGGAATCATCCGCTCGCCGCTCTTGGTGTCGAGTGGCTCGTCGGGCGACACCTGCGCTCCGGCAGCCACGGCCCGGATGTAGTTCTCCGTATGGTTCTCCACGGGCGGCGCATAGCGCAAGATCATCTCCCGCAGCGTGCGGCATCCGTGACGCACCCGGTAGGTGTGGAGCAGCACGAACATCGCCCGGTAGCCCCACGGCATCGACTCGAACGCCTTAAAGGCCGGGTCGGAACTCCTCGTCTCTCCCTTGTATTTGGTCGCACTCCGGCGGATATTCCCCGGGTTGCAGTTTCTTAGTCCTCTGCTCATCTTCCTTTTGATCGTTGAACTCAAATAACTTGATTAACACGGGGCACTTGTGCGAAGGCGTCTTGCAGCGGAAAGCTTCCTGGATTATCCCGCTCTTGCGCTCCGACTCGTGCTCCTTGATCTCGACCTTGGCCTCCAGCTTCTCGACTTTGGCCGTCAGACGGGTGATCTCCTCCTGAAGCAGGGCCACCAGTTTGGACGTCTCGTCGATACGCCGTCCGTTCTTGCCGAGAATCCAGCTTACCAGCGCGATGGCGATAGGTGCAATGACGTAAATAATCCAGGTCTCCATCCGCTACTCGGCTGCCGCCTGCCTGATCAGTACCACGCCCGCCTTGTCTGCCCGGATGCTCTTGCCTCCGGCGCGCTGGAGGAACGAAATGATGTCGCCGTAGTAGAGCGGGTTGCCTTGGTCGTCGAACAGAAGCGAATCGCCCAGCGCGCGCGACACGCAGTCCTCGTGCCATGCCAGACCCGCGGCGCAGTCCGTCGCGGCGTTGGCCGCGCTCCAGGGCTTCAGCGTGCCGTCCGTAGCGACCTTCGCCACCTTCGAACGCTTGTAGAAGTCGAAACCGAGGTATTTGCCGATCACACCGCGGGCGGGGTCTGCGCATACCAGGAAGCCGTTGCGCTCGGCGTCCGTCAGGGAGTTCAGCAACTGGTTGTACATCCGTGCGTCGAGCAGGATACAGCGGCCCTCCTCCGGGATGTCCTGCTCGTCGAAAAGCGTCTGGAGCTCCTCGACGGTCTGCTTGGTCATCCGTTTGCGGTTGCCCGTGGCCTCTTTGATGTGTGCGGCGACGGCCTCGCCGAGCGTCTCCACGACCTTCACCCCTTCGGGAATCCAGTTGTAGATGATCGACTCGTAGATGTCCTGCGCGAGTTTGCGGCGCGACTGGCGTGTGACGCTTTCGCGCTTGTTGTAGGACAGCTCCACCTGCTCGGCATGGGGGATGCGCACCGGGTCCACGGTGAACTCGTCCATCTGATAGATCAGATCGACGTCCTTGCGTTCGGTCACGTTGGCGGGGAAAACCGTTCGGTTTTTCTCCACGTTCGGAGCCGCCCCGGCATTCGGAACGTGCACCGTCTTTTCGTTCACGAACTCGCTGTGATCGACCGAGCGGGCCGCGAACGTGTTGTTGGCGAACAGTCCTTCGATGATGGACTTCACCCAGATTTCAACTTGTAATGCCATTCTGTTTTGATTTGTTGATGATGCGTTTTCGGCTATCCCCGGCAGATGTGCAGCGAGGCGGCCATCTCCTTGTACTTCTTCTCGTAGAGGTCGGGGTGGTTGGCTTTGAGTTCGGCGAGCAGTCCGGCCCGGTCCAGCTCGTCCCACGACTTCGCGGCATACTTGCCCGCGTCACCGCCCTGCGTCCCTGCCAGGCTGGAGAGCTTCGTGCGTTCCGGTACGCTGCCGAAGATCTTGCGGGCGTTCTCCGGGTTGGCCTTGAAGGTTTCGATAACGGCGTCCTTGGCATCGGCTGCGATCTTGCCCGCCTTGACGAGCGCGTCGGCGAAACTTACCGCTTCGACGGCCACGGCGTCCTCCTTCTCCTTCCGGATCCGGGCGATTTCCGCTTCGGCCGTCTCTTTCGCGGCCTTGAGGTTGGCGATCTCCTCGTCTTTGGCCGCGACGGCCGCGACGATCGCTGCGCTGACGGCAGCTTCGTCCATCTGGCCGCTTTTGCTGCCGAGGGCAACGATAGCCTCGGCCGACAGTTTGATTTTTTCCATTTGTTCTCGATTGTTGGTTTGGTATTCTGCATCGACCGCAGCGACAAGCTGCATGGGGTCTAAACTCATGAACTCGTTACGGGCCGAAGAGGCGATCTCGTCGCACAGCCCCGCATCGAGCGCCTCCGCTGCCGAGAACCACGTCTCCTCGCGCATCAGCTTCGCCATCGTCGCCTCGTCCTTGCCCCGGCGGACGAGAACCTGCCGCAGCATGTCGGTAAGCCGCGCCAGAGCCTTCTTCTGCTTGGGGCTCATCGCCTTTCCGCTCTCTCCCGTGAAGTAGGGGTCGTGGATCATCATTTTGGCGAAGTCCATCATGCAGACGCGGTCCGCAGCCACGGCGACAACGGCCGCCATCGACGCCGCGATGCCGTCGATATGTACGCAGACGGGGGTGTTCATGGAAAGGATGGCTGAAACGATGCTCATGCCCTGGAAGACGTTGCCGCCCGGAGAGTTCATCCGGATATGGATCATATCGAAATCGCCCCGGTCGAGCGACGCGAGCTCCTGGGCGAAATAGTCGCCGTCCACCCGCGGGCCGATTGCGCCGTAAAGCCGCATTACGGCTTCCCGCGGCGTCTCGTTTACGGAATCTATGTACGTTTTTTCCATCGTCTTTTCGAAACAGCGGCTTAACCGGGTAGCAATTCGCCGCTGTGCCTTGTTACAATGACATCGTCCGTTGCTACTCGGGGCCGATGCCGTCCGTCAAAAAGCGTTGTCCTCCCAAAAATTCGTTGCGGAAGGGGGATTCGAACCCCCGACCTTCAGATAATGAGTCTGACGAGCTGGCCTCTGCTCCATTCCGCGATTCATGGTGCAAATATCGCCCGGGTAGATTCGCGTAACAAATAGAGTGTAAATTATTTACACTCTATTTTTATCCGGCGGGCGAATGCCCCAATTTTGCACCGTACAAACCGCCCGGAAGGGCTAATAGAATCGCTGTAAATGGCTAAAACGACCAAAAAGCCGAGGACGAAGCGAGAGCTCGACGTTCTCCGGGATTATGCGTGCCGTCTGTTTCTGAGCGGCGAAACGCAGCGGGTAATCGCCGCGAAAACCGGACTAACGGAGGCCACCGTCAGCAGGTGGGCCAGGGAGGAGAACTGGGACGCCCGGCGCCGGGAGCAGAACTCCTCGTCGGTCGCCCTGGTCAATTCGCTGATGCTGGCGGCCAGGAAGATCTCCGAGCAGATCATCACCAAGCTGAACAAGGGCGAAACGGACGACATCGACGGCATCACCAAACTGTCGGACAACATCGCCAAGGTCATGGCCTCGGCAAAGCGCATCGCAAAGGGTATCACCCAAGACGAGATCATCGACGTAATCATTGACCTGGAGCAATGGATGATGCAGCGGGCCGAGACCGACGAGGAGCTGACGCCCGAACTGCTCACGACCATAAACGGCCTGCACAAGAAGTATATCGAATGCATTTCCGCACAGGAAGCGTAACGAATGGCATCCGTCAGCAGAAAATACAAGGAGGCGCAGGAACGCTGGATTCAGCATTGCCACGACATCGAACGATCAACGGCCAAGATTCCGAAGGGAACGGAGCAGGAGCGAAAGGACCGCATCGCCCGTGCGCGAAAGGATTACAGGTATTTTGTCCGCACCTATTTTCCCCACCTTGCGACGACCGAGTGCGCGGACTTCCAGGTCGATGCCGCGGTTTACATGCGGGACCATGAAAACGCCCGCGGCCTGTTCGAGTGGGCGCGCGGGCACGCCAAGTCCACGCATATTTCGCTCTTGCAGCCGCTCTGGCTGAAGATCCAGCCCAACGCGCAGCCGTTGATCATGATTCTGGTGTCGAAAAGCCAGGAAGCCGCCCGGCGCCTGCTGGGCGACTTGCAGGCGGAGCTGGAGTCCAACGACCTCTATAACGCAGATTTCGGCAATCAACGGGGAGCGGGAATATGGACGAACGGCGAGTTCACGACGGCCACAGGCGATCTGTTCATCGCGCTGGGACGCGGACAGTCGCCGCGAGGCATCAAGAAGCGCGGGCTGCGGCCCAATTATATCGCGGTGGACGACATCGACGACGACGAGCTGGTGCGCAATCCCCGGCGCGTGGGCGAAGCGGTGGACTGGCTGCTGACGGCCCTGCTCGGAACGATGGCGATGGGGCGCGGACGCCTGGCCGTCGTAGGCAACCGGATCGGCCGCACGTCGGTCATCGGCACCCTGGCGGATAATCCGCATTTCCACCATACCGTCGTCAATGCGCTCGACAGAAAGGGCCTTCCGTCCTGGCCGCAGAACTACACGCTGCGGGAGATCGCCGAAATGCGCGGCATCATGGGCGAGCGGCGTTTCCAGCGCGAATACATGAACAACCCCGTCAATGCGGGAACCGTTTTCGAGGAGAAGCACATCCGCTTCGGAAAGATGCTGCGCATGCGGGAATACCGCGCAATCGTCTGCTACACCGACCCGTCGTTCAAGGCGTCGGCGACGGCCGATTTCAAGGCGACGATGCTCGTAGGCATCACGCCCCAGGGCAAATACCACGTGCTGAAAGCCTATGCCGACCAGACGAAGGTCTCGACGATGGTCGAATGGCACTACGACGCCCACGATTACGTCGGAGACAACCCGGTGCGGTACGAAATGGAGGCGGGATTCATGCAGGACCTGCTCCTCGACGAGTTCCGCAAGTACGGCGAGAAAGTCGGCTACCAGATACCCATCGTCGGAGACACGCGCAAGAAGCCGGACAAATTCGCACGCATCGAAGCCTTGCAGCCCCTGTTCGAGCGCGGGGACATCATCTTCAACGAGCTGGAGCGGGATTCGCAGGGAATGCGGGTCCTCATCGAGCAGCTCCTCTGCTTTGAGAAAGGCAGCAAAATTCACGACGACGCCCCGGATGCGCTGGAGGGGGCGATATGGAAACTGAGCAACTCCGTGCGTAAGACCAACAACCGCTATGCGGTGGGCCATCGGGCCAGCCGTAGGTGGTAAAATCAATAGGACAATGTATCTGACACCGGAAGAACTGAAAAGCCACATGTACGCCCATATCGTCGAGGAGATCACCGAGGGCGACGAGCAGATCGTGCTGCAAGCCATCGAAGCCGCCGTCGAGGAGGTACGCTCCTATCTGCGGCCGCGTTACGACACGGACCGGATTTTCGCGGCGGAGGGTTCCGAGCGCAATGCGCTCGTTCTGGAGAACACCAAGATCATCACCGTGTGGAACCTTATCAAGCTGTCGAACGTCGAAACCATATACGAGATATGGAAGGAGCGCTACGACCGTGTCATCAAATACCTGGAGGGCGTGGCCGCGGGGACGCGCACCCCGAGTCTGCCGTTGCTGACCGACGAGAAAGGCGAAGTCCGGATCAAGATGCGCTGCGGCTCCAACCCTAAATTCAGACACTCGTTCTAATGAAAAAGATCGGATATAAAACAAAGGCGGCAGCCGCTGCGGAGGCAGCCGCCAAGATGGAAAGAAAGCCCGCTCGCCGGAACGATGCGCGGATCATTCGCCGCGTCATCAGGCGGCAGGAATCCGTGACCCGCAAGGACATCGCCGACTGGAAGCGTGCCCGCCTGCAGGCGACGAGTACCTACGAACCGAAGCAGGTGTTGCTGCAACGGCTTTTCTCGGAGGTGATCGACGATGCGCTGATGACCTCGCAGGTGTCGGTTCTCCGCATCGGCAAAAGCCAGGGCGCGGAGTTCGAACTGAAGATGAACGGCCGCAAGGACGAGGCCGAGACGCAGAAGTTCAAGGATTCGGGCTTGTACGAGGACCTCGTCGAACTGATCGTCGAAGCGCAGTTTTTCAACCACTCGCTCATCGAGTTCGACTATGATCCGGCCGGAACGGTCGTGGCCGACCTCGTGCCGCGTGAGAACGTGTCGCCCGAAGTCGGGAAATTCTACCCCGACGCCGAAGGTTCGGAGACGGTGGATTATCGACTTCTGCCGGAGTTCGGCCGCTGGCTCGTTGAGATCTACCCGCGCAAATGCGACCTCGGGCTGCTCAACAAGGCCGTGCCGTATGTGTTGATCAAGAAGTTCGCCCTCTCCTGCTGGAGTGAGCTGTGCGAGATATTCGGCATACCTCCGCGCGTCATGAAGACGAACACCACTGACGACGAAATGCTGGAGCGGGCCGAAACGATGATGCGCGAGATCGGATCGGCGGCCTATTTCATCATCGACACGACGGAGGATTTCGAGTTCGCGCAGGGCGTCGCCACGAACGGCGACGTCTATAAGAACCTTATTTCGACCTGCGACCAGCAGCTCTCGCTGCTCAACCTGGCGGCCGTGCTCGGTCAGGACACCGAGAACGGCAACCGTTCGAAGGAGGAGAGCAGCGCCAAGCTCATGGAGGCCGTCGTGAAGGCCGACAAGCGGCTGATCGAGTCCTCCTTCAACCGGAAGATTCTCCCGGCATTGGCCGCCATCGGCTTCCTCAAACCGGGCCTGCGGCTGGAGATCACCAAGGAGGTGGACCTGGAGAAACTCTGGAAGATGACTTACGAGGCGTCCCAGAATTACGACGTCGATCCGGAGTGGATTCGGGACACGTTCGGAATCGCCGTGATCGGCAAGAAGCAGCAGGGGGCCCTTCCGCCCGGCGGCGACGGGGAGCGGCAGGACGGGGAAGGTGCGGAAGACGGTGCGGACGGACACGCTTTTTTCGCGGAGGCCCCGCAGGACGGGGCATCCGATGGAGAATCCCTCACGCCGCGGGACGAGGCGCTCGTCGGACGCGTGGCGGCCGGGAAGTCTGACTACTGGGACGCCGAACTGTTCGAATACATCGCCTCCGACCTTTTGAAGGCCGTTCGAACCGTATTCGCGCACACCTCGGGAGCGGTCGAGGCGGCCGTCGAATACGACGTGCCGGACGACGTATATACGGCGGCCCTCGAACAAAACCTGTTCCACTTCTCCGCGGCCAAGACGCTCGCCGAGGTGCAGGAGCTGAACCAGGCGTTCCGTGAAAGCAAGAACTATAACGAGTTCAAAGCCCGGGCCGCGGAGATCACGCGCACGTTCAACGACCGATGGCAGCGCACGGAGTACCGCACGGCCGTGCAGGTCGCCGAGGCAGCGAGCAACTACCGACAGCTCCGGCGGCGGGCCGATATTTTCCCCTACTGGGTCTATCGTACCGCAGGCGACGGCCAGGTGCGACCGTCCCATGCCGCGCTGGACGGACTGACGCTCCCGGCGTCCGATCCGGCATGGCGGAAGATCTTCCCGCCGAACGACTGGAACTGCCGCTGCCGGGTGGAGGCGATCATGGCCGACGAGTTCGAAGGGGATTTCGGCGAGGAGCAGAAGAAGATGCAGGCGTTTCTGAAGAGCCCCGAATGGAAGCGGACGACGGCCCAGGGCTGGGGCGTGAACCGGGCCGAGACGGCCGAGATCTTCACGGCGAATCAAATGTACATCCGCAAATTCCCCGACCGGGCGGCTTCGCTCCTCGGCAAACTCCATTGCCAGCATTACGGGTTGCCGTCGTTCGGGAAGCGGCTGGCGGCCGCGACGCGGGAGTTCGTCCCGTTCTCGGGCGATCCCGCGGGATGGTTCGCCCAAAACGGCCGTTTTACGGACTTCTCCGGCAAAACGATAGAACTCCCCGAGCGGACGTTCGCAACGCATACGTCGGGCAAATACACCGCGGCGCGCGTGCCTTTGCTCGACGTGATCGCCGAGGTTCTGCGGCAGCCCGACGAGGTATGGCTGAACAATTACGACGGCAAGGCGTTCGACTGTCTGAACTACATCCGCTTTTACCGCGACAAGGCGATCAACGTCGTGTGCCGGATCGAGAACGGAAAGACGCTCGCCGTCCGGACGTGGTTCGAAATAGCCATCCGCCCGACGACCAGAAGCGGCGGGAAGATCGCACCGGAGAAAGACCCCCGGCTCAAGTATCGGCGCGGGCTGCTGGTGAAAAAGTAAGGGGAGCCTTTCAACGCTCCCCTGTGCTTCGCGGCCCGGTTCCTGGTAGTCGCCTGTGCTGTTTCAACGGGTTGAGGTCCCGGTGCTACCGATCCGCTTCGGATTGACGCGCCCCGCCGCCGTATCGTGCCCGGACTCGCCCGGCCCCCGTCATCCGCGAGGGTTGGCCGGGATGATTCATCCCCGGCGCTGCGCGCTTCGATGCAAATATAACGAATTTTGAACAAACCGCAATGATACCGAAACAAATACTCGACAAGGCGCGGATCGACATGCAGGACGTCGCCGACATCGCTGCCATGACCGGAGTGTCTTATTTCAAAGGGGCCTTCCGGAAGAAGGGATTCGACGGCACGCCCTGGCCGCTGGCGAAGAAGGACAAGGCAGGAACGCGGCGGCGCGGGTCGCTCATGATCGACTCCGCCGCCCTGATGAACAGCATCCGCATCGCCCGCGCGACCCCGCAGGAGGTCGTATGGACGGCGGGCAACGCAAAAGTGCCCTATGCGGAGGTACACAATACGGGCGGACGGGCCGGGCGCGGCCGGGGTTTTCAAATGCCCAGGCGTCAGTACATGGGCGACGCCGAGGAGTTGCGGCAAAAGATCATCGCACGTCTCAAGGCATACATGCAGAGCCGGATCAAATGAAGAAGGGGGCCTCGCGGCTCCCTTCTTTCGTCGGATCATTTCATCTCCAGACGGATGGACGAGGGCGGCAGTTTGGCGCTTTGCCCCTCCTGCACGCCGGGCAGGGTGTAGGCGGTCTGGTAGAGGACCTTGTAACATTCGCCCGCACGAACCGCGGCGATCTTCTTGATCTGCGTGCGGAACATCGGGCCGAACGTTCCGTCGGTGAAGCGCTGGAGGGCCGAGTGAATCTTGTCGAGCAACTCGATAAGCCGATAGGCATCGGCCTTGCGGGGTGCGGCGGCCGACGAACTGACCAGCCGCAGGTTCGCCGCCAGAATCTCCACGGTCACCCCGTCGGCAATCTGTCCGCCTCCGCCGATCTGCGAGAACGGAACCTCGTCGATATCGAGCAGCGCACAGGGCCATTTGACCGGAGGCGCCTCGTAGTCGAGCTGTCCCCAGTTCTTGTCGATATAGGCCAGCTCGGGGACCTGGTCGGCCAGCCGCTGTTGAACAGCCAGCAGAATCGTTTTGATGTTCGTTTCCATTTTCAAAAGAGTTTCAGTTGCCTTTTGTCCTCGGCCGGAGTGACGCTCTCCAGCTCGCTTCCGGGAGTTTTCAAATAGCTGAGCATTGTCCGGTAACAGCACGGGTAAACGGGATTCACGTACCGCTCCCAGACTTTACGGTAGTTTTTCGCGTTGTTGCCCGGCTCGTAGTGCTTTTCCACGATGTCGAGGACCAAACGGATGCGCCGGAGTGTATTTATGTGGTGCTTACCCATTGTTTCGGCAGGTTTTGTGATTATTTTTGTAGTGGCTTTCTTTAATCACTCGACCCGCTTTGTCGCACTCCGGCAGGCGGGTCGTTTACATTACCCCCCCCCGCGCGACCGGGGCTGTTATGCCTCGGTCATGCCCAGCGGGACGTACCGCCAGACGCCGTTGTCGTCTTTCCATTCCGCGCGGATATAGGTTTTCGACAGGTTCGGAATATAGGATTCCTTGATGATGGCGATACCCTCGTTGAGCCGTTCGTTGTGCAGCTCCTCGGCCAGCGTGTCGAGCTGAAGCACCTTGCTCGCCTTGAGGTTCCCGTTCTGATCGCGGGCAATAAGCCGCATGATCTGGTTGATCATCGCCTTCGTCTCGTCGTCCTTGATAAGACCCATGACGGCCTCCTTCACGATGGCGATGCCGTCCTCGACCGTATCGCGCCAGCCGTCCACGACGCACCGTCCGATGGTGATGCGCTTGTCGCCCGTCGAATTGGTGAACGTGTGGCTTTTCTGCCCGTCCTTCGTCCGTTTCAGCACGTCGGCCTTCATGTCGAGGATCTGCCGGAAATTGTCAAGCACCTGCTCCTTGACCGTGCGGATGTCGCCGCTCAGCTCCCGGAGCATCGGGAGGGCCTGTTCGATCTCCTCGTCCACCATCTGACCGTAAACCTTGCGGTCCTTCCGGGCCTTGTCGGCTGCCGCCTTCCGTTCCTGCTCGGCTTTGAATGCCGCGTACTGCGCCGCTTCCTCGGCGGTCATCTGTACCGTTTTCACTTCGTTGTCGTTCATTGCTGTAATGTTTAAGAATTGATTTGGTTCCGGAAATTTCGGGCAAGTTCATCGCCCAGGTAGTTGAAAATAGCTCGTAATATCATCGGAATGATTATATCCGCTTTCGGCGGATAACGCATCAAATGCCGATAAGGAAAGCCTTTCATAAAAGAGAGCGAATGAAGAGAGACGGTAAATCGAATGCCGTCCAAACATAGTTCGAACCCTATTTGAGCAATGTGTTCTTCCTTTAATCATCTTCATATCTATGTAGTTTTTTCGATATTTTGCGAGATTCTCGCTATTTCAACAGATCGAATTCGTGTGCCTCTACCCACGGATTACCGTCCCATGTTCCGCGATCGGAAACCTTGTCGATCAACGCGGCGAAGGCTTCGCGGGGAGTGTCTTTTAAAATGTCTCCTATTACAAAGTGGGTTGGATGTATGGGGAAATTTTTTGGAAAGTTCGGCGTAAATTGCCTGATCCCTTCCCGTAAACACTCCTCGTCCGAAATATCCTGTAACCGCTCGCACTTGATTCTGGTGATGCGAATTTGGTGGGGCATCAATTCGGCCTTGGCGAACATCTTGTTATTCCACCCTGCAAGGTCCTGCACGCTTTCGAGGGATATTTTATGCGCTTTGGCCACCTGGAACAAAAACGTATCGACATCCGGATGCCCGGCGGCAATCGTCGAATATCTTTGCGCCACGGCCACGATCTCATCGACCCCGTATTTCGGTAATATCACATCCCCATTATTCCTTTTCGCCCATCCGAAGTTGTCAGATAAAAAGTCCGGTTGCGGAATTATTATCCGTCGCGTCATGGTCTTTCGCCCCTCGATAACCGCCTGCGTCAAACCGTAGCGGTCATTAAACATGATCTTTTTCATAATTCATCAGTTAGTCCGACTATCGTTAATCGGCATGTAGATATTCTGCGCCAAGGTCTGCATCGTTAAAACAGTTTGTATTGTCTGGTCTCGAAAATGCGTGCTTTTACGGCCTTGATCGCAGCCGGAGGCAACACGCCCTCTTCGGCCAGCAAGTCGCCGAACGCCCACAGCAGGGCGTTCTGTTCCGAGGCGAACTCGCCCCATTTCCGACCGGGGTGGCATCCGCGGCCCGACCTGCCGATCATCCAGGTCGTAGCCGCCACCCAGGCGCCGTCCTGTTGCCCGATATGGACTTTTACATAGTCGCGGCCGCTGGTGTAGAGGATTTCGGTTCTGTACTCGCCCGACTGCAATACGGGGTAATCGTACCACGGGGCCGGGAGGTCGGCCCGATTGTCGATCCGCAGGTCTGCGTAAGGATTCGATTTCATAATGCGTTGTCAATTAGGAAGGCCGCCGAGCGGCATGTAGATTATCTGCGGCTGGGGCTGCTCGGCCTGTCCGGTCGGCCGTTCCGGCCGGGGATTCAGCCCGCCACTGCGTTGGATCGCGCGGAGTTTCACGCCCAGCGCGTCCAGCTCCGGCGGGGTCAGCGCACCGAACTCCTTTCCGGCGATCCGGCGGTCCCGGCAAAAGGCATTGATCCGCGGCCAGTCCGTCGTGTCGATGCCGAGCTGCTGCATCAAGCGGAGCGCCGCCGACCGTTTCTTTTTCCGGAGTTCGTGCTGCGGGTCGGCCGTCGAACGTTCCAGCGCGTCGCACAGGGCGTCGTACTCGGCGGTGGACATGGCCCGCAGACTCGACGTCCGGCCGTTGGTGTACTGCTGCACCAGGCGCTCCTTCATTTCGTCGTCGTGGAGCGGCAGACGGTTGAATAGCTTGTAGAATCGTTTGTAGGTCATGGCGGATATGGTTGTTTATTCGGTCAGATAATATTTCGCGGCGCCCTCCTCCCAAATGGTGAAGTACGCCTCCGCGTCGTCGGTATAGCGCCCCTGACAATATGCCCGGTAGCCTTTGGTGTGGATTTTCACGCCGCAGTCGAAGCGGATGTCGTCGGCCATCTTGCCCTTCGGCCGCCCCTTGTAAACCTGCGACACGAGGATGAACGACTTGCGCGGAAAACGGTCGAACAGCTCCTTTTTCAATCGGTCGAAACTCCGCACGTCGAGGTACTGCACCGAGTCGATGATAACGAAATTCGCACTCTTGGGCCGCTCCAACCGTGCGACGAGATCGGCCACCGTCAGCCCCGTCACGACCTTGAATTTCCCTGCGACATCCTTCATCCCGAGCCGCTTGATCCGTTTCTTGAACGAGAGGTTTGCACCCTCCTCCAGACTCACGTAATCGACACGCCCATAGTCACAGAGTTTCTTGCCTAACAACATGACGAACGTACTCTTACCGCTGGCCGACTCTCCGTCGATGAACCAGCGCTCGAAGCGGGAGGGGCGGCCGAAGGCGGCCTCCCACTCCCCGTCCAGCGGAAGTTCCGGGATATTCAGATTCTCGATCTCCGAGGGTGAATAGGCCCGCATGACTATACCTCCTCTCCTTTGGTGATCAGCGAATGGACCCGACGCAGGCTGCCGTTGCTCCGACGGGCGATCTGCCGGAAATCCGTGCCCTCCGGAGTGTTCGCCTGGGCGATCATCATGGCCTGGCCGAGCAGGAACTTCCGGCGCTCGTCGCCCTCGGGCGGCGTGATGCTGTTGTACTTGTCGCCGCAGCGGCTCCGGATCTCGGCAAACCCTACCGTCTTGAACTCGATGCCGCGCTCCAGCTTGGCCTTGAAGCCGTCGGCCCCCATCAGATACCACGAGCAGCAACCCTCCGTGCCGTTCCATGCGGCCTTGATCTCCAGGAACGCTTCATACACCAGGTCGCCCGCCTCGTCGAGGATGATCTGCGGATGGTCGAGCGTCCGCAGGTAAAACACAAGGTCGTCGTAGACGTCCGCATAACGGCTGACGGAGTTCAGACCGAACTCGCGGGCGATGAAGCGCACCAGCCGCTGCTTGGTCTTCACCTGCGAGCAGTCCACGTAGACGACGTTCTTGTGCGTCTTGGCGTGGTATTGTGCGGCCACCGTCTTGCCGATGTTCGGAATATCGCAGAACATGCCGGAAAGGCTCTTTGCGCGGCACAGTTCCAGTTGCGAAGTGAGGTATTCGAAAGTCGGCGTCTTGACGATCTTCCACTCCGCGCCGTCGTCGAGGCTCACGCCCAGCCGCCGGGCGATGGACATCCATTTCGCGTCGCTCAGCTTCTGTTCGGTGTTGCCTTTCTTGATCTCGCTGTAAACCGAGGTCGAAATGCCCAGGGCGACGGCGTGTTTGGCGTCCGTGGCGTAATTCTGCCTGTTGCCGGATATGGCCAGCACGATGCGGGTTTTAATGTCGTTCGAAATCATATCTCAATGTGTTTTATTATCGTTCTAAAGCTCATGTTTTGCCAGCGCCGCGTAGTCGATGCCGAAATCGAATACCTCCGCCTCCTCCGGCGGTGCGGCAGGGGCCGCTTCGACGATCTCCGGCTCCTCATGGGCCGGAACATCACCGGGCAGGAGCCGCACTTTGCAGATCTTCTCCCGAGCCATCATGGCGTCGAACTGCGCGTTGTATTTCGCCTGCTCGGCGTAGGCTTCACGGTCCCGCTCCGTCTGCTCGGCCGTGGCCTCGTTATAGGCTTCGATACGGCGGCAGGTGGCGATATAGGCCCCGTGCTGGTAAATATACACCTCCGGGACATTGCCCTGCTCGTCGGGCAGATAATAGGCCTCGACGGTGTAGTCGTTCGGCGCGAGCCGTCCGATCAACTCCGGCGAGGGCAGCGCATAATCTTCGTAATGGACCCGGCAGTACTTGCTGCGCCGGATCGACGTGCGCACCTCCTCGCCGATGAAGCGGTAGAGCAGCGCCTTGTCCACGGGCGCGAGATCCGGATTCTGGTAGCGGCAGAGCACCTCCCAGCGCGTCAGCCCCGGGTAGAGCTTCTGGTTCGGATGCAATGCGTTATTGTATTCGTGGATGGCCCGGATGTCGTCGGCCACGAGCTGCTCGTAGGTATAGGTCGCCTCCTTGTAGGTGTTGTTGAACTCGTCATAGACCTTTTCCTCCTTCGGGCGGTTGGCTTCCAGGCGGGCGTACCAGCGGCCGATGCCGACCTGCGAGCGCTTCTCCACGCCGTACTTCTTCACCCGGTTGAAGTGCTCGGCCCGTTTCTCCTGCGAGTTACCGGGGTTGCACCACCGCACGAAGGGGAACACCACGCCCGCGCGGATCAGCCCGTCGGCGAAGTTGTTCACGAGGTGGTGTTCGACCTCCACCTCGGCCGGGCAGTTCCAGCCCTGGTGGTCGATCAGCCGGAACATGTTCCGCACGCAGTCGATGAACAGGTCGGCCGTTTTGAGGCGGTTGTAGGCGTAACCAACGACGCAGCCGCTCGCCACGTCGTAGGCATAATAGGCTTTGACGCGGTTTCCGTCGGCCATCTTGCGCGGCAGGTCGCGGTCGTCGAGCGAAATCTTCGAGAACGCCCAGACCGGGGCTTTGCGCTTGTGGTGTGGACGGTAGCGGTTGTTGAAGTCCCACGCACTGTCGTGCAGTTTCGACCGTAGGGCGCGGTTCTTCGGGTTGTTCAGGTAATTGGCGACGGTCGTTTCGCTCAAAGCGATCGGCTCGCCCTCTTTGTCCGTGAACTCTTCCGGGTCGAACAGTTCCCCGGTTTCCGGGTCGTACACGTTCAGCTCGCCGCAGACGAACTGATTGTACATCTCGGCCACCGTCGTATTGAAGGGGCGCTCCGGCAGGCTGTCCAGCGAAAGGATCAGCCGCTCGATCTTGTAGTTCACCTTACGGGAGTTCTGATTTTGGAACCGACCGGAAATAAGGCAGGCATATCCTTCCCGTTTGAACTGGGCGACCTTCTTGCGAAAACGGAGCATGCTTTCGGGCAGCGTGTGGCCGAACTCCCGTTTGAAATAGGTAATGGTTTCGGCCATTGAGTCCCATCCGATACGGCCGACACGTCGCAGGGCATTGGCCGACGCCATCAGCCGCAGCACCGCCTTGATTACGGAAGCGTTTACCGTGTATTCGTTGATCTTCTCCGCCGGAAGGGCCGAACCGTTGTCGAAACGGAAGGCCGAAAAGTAGCTCCGCGCCTCGGCATCGGGCGTGTAGTTCGCCCGAAGCCACTCCTGCAACGGCATCGTCGAGATGTCCGGTTTGCGTTCCTTTACGGCCAGGCGGTACTTTCCCGGCAGACTGTCGAATACGATCAAAGCCTTACGGCCGCGACAGGCCCGTTGAGCGACCTGTACCTTGCGACGGTTCACAAGTTGATCGTATGCCGGTTTACTCATGACCTCCAGAAGTTCCGGCTGCGTAATACAAAGTATGTTGTTAAAATACTCCATTTGTCGTTTTCTGTGCTCCCGTGCCGGCATCGCTCCGGAGTAACGCCTGTGCGTTCACGGGAAAATCGCTATATTTGTCTGTTCAACTACAAATTTTAGCGATTATGGAAAAAGAACTTGAAAAAATAGAAGTAGTACGTTTCGAAACGTCATATGACGATGGAACCCTCGATATGTACACTGAACAAGTGAGATCGTTGTGCAAAGCTTTTGGTCTTAACTTCAAAATTATTGATCAGCATCTTGAAGGTGCCGAGGTACTACGCTATTATGAAATTTTCATTTCCGCATCTTCATTCCTCGTTGAAGACTTGCGTCACGTCATCAAAACTTTCATTCTAACATACCACATGCCCCTTATGCACGTGAAGACAATAGAGATGGATTCTGAATCATATCTGCAAATGCCTGCCGAAACCTTTGAGGTAGAGAATCTAAATAAGTAGGCGAAAAACGATTTGACCGTCTAATGCGCTTCACTATTCCCCGCCTAACAAATTGTATTAACTCGTCTTTTCCGACTACTTTTGCCGCAGTTTCAAAAGATATTACGGTGCTTCTTGTTATCATCGCGTGCTTAAATTGATTCATGATTTTATCCGCAGTGAGGCCGGATGCGGATCGGCGAGTCTGTTGTAGATCGTTTGCAGGGAGTAGAGCATGTTGCCCCAGGTCGAAACGGTGAGATCGTCGAAGCTGGCGACCTTCTGCCCGTCAATGTGGATTGTCGTCCGGTTGCTTTCCAAATGGACGACGACCTCGATCCGGTGGCCGAACTTCTGACGCATACAGCCGTTTTCGAAAGTGGTATCCACGTCCGGCAGGTAACCTTTGGGAGCGGTTATTCCCAAGTAGATCACGCCGCCGCGCTGAAAGGCCGCTTTCCGCAGCATATTGTCGCGCGCGCTGTTGCCTTTGTACTTCAAAGCCCGGTCGAGGGTCGAGCGCGTGATCTTGAAGGTCTTGACCATCTCCATCCGGACCGTCGTAGGCAATAAGATTTGTTTTGTCGCCATACTATTTCAATTTTTTCTGTAACTTTACCCCGTTAGTACATTGTATCAACGCTGCAAATATATACACAATTTGAAAACAAACCAACTATTTCGCAAGAAATATTTTCATACTGAAAACAGATGATTGCTAAAGCAGACATTCTCGGACGCTTAAAGTTGGCGTCTAATTCGACCTCTGATGCAGACTTGGCGCGATTCCTGGGGATAGCTCCCGCAACGTTGTCAAATTGGAAATCTCGCGGGAGTCTTGATTACGATCTTGTGTTTTCAAAGTGTGAACAGCTCAATTTGGACTGGTTGCTGACTGGTCGCGGGAACATGGAAAAAGAACCGGATCTACAACAGGCCGGAATACAAGTGCAGGAAAAGTTCCCTCTCAAAACCGACAATCTGGTCGATCTCCAGCGCATTCCCCTTTACAATCTGGAGGCGACGGCCGGATTGGTTTCCCTGTTCAACGATGTCGATGCGATTCCGATCAGCTATATATCGTTGCCGGATCTGCCTGCATGCGACGGGGCTGTTTACGTGCGCGGGGATTCGATGTATCCATTACTCAAAAGCGGCGATATTGTCCTTTACAAGCAGGTACACGACATGCAGTACGGGATTTTCTGGGGTGAAATGTACCTTATATCGGCCAATGTCGATGGGGACGAGTTCGTGACGATAAAATACATCCATAAATCCGAACGGGAAAACTGTGTGAAGCTCGTCAGCCATAACCAACACCACGAGCCTAAAGATATTCCAATCTCGATGATCCGTGCCCTCGCATTGGTGAAAGCAAGCGTGCGTTATAATACGATTCGATAGGCCCTCGTGCAGCCCTATTGCACCCCGCAAAGAGGGTGCGCACACGCTCAAAGTAGGATAAAATAGACTAACTGAATAAATATCAATCGATTAAATAAAAATCAATCCCCAAATTATAGGGCAGTTTCCTGCCTTCTATTCGCCGATTTTCGGGGTTTAGCGCCGATTTTCGGGCGGTTTCCTATGTTTTGGAGGGGGTCAAAAACCGGGTTTTGTAAGTCCATTTCCCGGAAAATGTAAGTCCATTTTGTAAGTCCAAATGTAAGTCCAACTCGATTTTTGCCGATTTTCCGTATTGCAGGCATTACACGAGGAAAGGAGGGACGACGCCCCGTTTTAACGTCGTTCAACTGCTATTGAAATAGCCTTTGTAGAGCCGAAAAATGCCGTCAGACATACACGAGGCCGCGAATACAACGAAAGAGGGCTGAATCGCCTGATTCTGCCCTCTGAAATTATACCGACATTATAGCGGTTGCCGGATTTGGTCCGGTTTATTATACCGAAATTATATCAAATTATACGTTTCGTTTTGTGCGGCGCGTCCGGGGTTTGTTGCGTATCTCTTTGTCGTACAATATACTACTGCTGTTCTCTACCGATGCTTCTATATACGTTTCGTTCTCCCCCTCATAGTTATTGTAATTTCAAAACGGGAACAAAATTTTTCTTTTCAGGAATTATTCTTTAACTTGATTTTCGAAAAAGGAGAAGTTACTTCAGGGTGATTTTTTCGATAGAGGTTTAATTTTAAAATTGTACTGTATGAAAAATCTTTACTTCGTAGTATTGTGTTGTCTGTTGGGGTTTACGACAAGTTGTAGCGATGACGACAATGCGACTGCATTGTTGCAGATCGATCCTTCGACCGACCTGGTTTTCGAAGCTGTCGGCGGTACCAGGACGATCGAGGTCAAGACCGACCAGGCTACATGGCAGGTGGAATCGAATCAGGCCTGGTGCAAGGTCGCTCAGTCGGATGGTACTCATTTCACGGTAACGGCCGAGGAGAATACGGCTTCGGAACCGAAGCCCCAGGCAGTGGTGACGGTGACGGCCGGGACGGCACAGGCCGTATTGAAAGTCGATCAGAAGGGTACCGAAACCCCTCCTGTGACAGGAACGACTTTTAAGATTACGCTCGGTGAGCCGACTCCGACCGGAGTGAATATGAAAGTGGTGCCTTCGGACAACGATGCGGTTTACTATTACGACGTTCTTTCCAAGCAGATCCTCGATCAGCACCACTCGGGCGATTTGGCCGTATATATGAAGAATATGATGGCAGAAGCGGTCAAGAATTACGGCTCGGTCGAAGAGGCTCTCAAAAAGTTGGGATCTCAAGGCGAATCGAACTATGCATTCGAGGGGCTGGATCCGAATACCGATTACCTGGCTTTTGCTGCGGGGCTCGATGCAGCGGGCGAAGTGAATACCGCGATCGAGAAAACGACTTTCAAGACCAAGGAACTGGCTGCGGGAGCTACTTTTAAGGTGGAGTTTACCTGCTATTATAACGGAGCGGACTTTACGATTACTCCGTCCGATCTCGAGTTTCCGTATTATTCGGCCATCCGTCCGGCGTTCCGCTACCAAGGACTCGACGACGATGCTTTGCTCCAGACAATCATAGCGGAGGACAGCTTCATGCTCGATTTCATGGCTGCTCCGGGCGTATATGAATACGAGAACGAAGGAGTTTATCTGCCCGATACCGAATATTGGGTGCTGATCTTCGGTTGGGCGGCCAGTGCTCCGACCACTCCGATTCAGAAATTCCCGTTCCGCACGAGCAAACCCAATATCGATCCGGCGGCGTGCCAGTTCACGGTGACCCATTCCGACCTTACTTCGCGCGGAATGAACATATCGATCAAGCCTTCGGACGATACGGTTCCCTACATGTTCGATTTGATCTCCGAGGCCGATTACGAGCGGTACAAGGCCGATATGAAGGCTTATGTGACGGAGTACGTGGGACAGGATATCGACAATCTCGATAATAACCGGGTGTGCGGCCAGTCGGGTTACAGCTATACGAAGGTGCTCGAACCGGGAACGAAATATTATGTATGGGTAGCCAGCATCGACGAATTCGGCAAGCCGCAGGCGGAGGTGTACGTTTCCGATCCCATCGAAACGCTGCCTAAAGCCGTGAGCAATGCGACGGTAACGGCGACCATCGACAAATACTTCAACGGCGACGATCTCTATGCGCTCGATAACGAGAAGTATGCGGATTGTCAGGGTCAGGCCTATGTCATGGTGACTTTTGCAGCCGAGAATGCGAAGGAGTGGTACGGAACGATGATCGCGGAGGATCCGAACGATCCGACCAGTGCGATTCCCGACGACGAGGTTATCGAAACGTTGTTGGTCGGCGGTACGTGGTGTCCTACCGGCAAGCTCTACCTGTGCAAATGGGATACGGAGCATACGATTCTGGCCGTAGGTGTCGCTGCGGACGAGAATCCGGGTGTACTGTTGCGTCAGAGCCACACCTTCACCAAGGCGGGAGCGTCCCCCGTTTCCGAATTCGTGGCACCCGAATCGCAGGGCGTGCGTACCGGGACGATGAGAATCGCTCCGCACGTGGCTTCTGTCAGGAATTACAAGTAACAGATGATTAACCGGATGAAATAGTTCCGGTCGGGGTAATAAAATAAAAGTTAAATGGAGGGAAAAGCGGACTGCGTGATGTACTGCACCCCAAAAGTTGGACACTTTTGGGGTGTTTTTTATGAAATATAATTATGAGATTCGTTTAAAGGCCGTAAAACTGGTACTCGAAGGCGGACTTTCGGTTAGGGAAGCCGGATGTCACTTGGGCTGTGGCCGCTCGCAAGTTCACTTGTGGGTAACATTATTCGAGCGCCATGGCCTTACCGGCCTTAAGCTGCGCCACGGTAGCTACAGTGCAGAATTTAAGTTGTCAGTTTTGAAGCATATGCACCAAAATCATCTATCTTTGCTGGAGACAGCAGTGCATTTCGGCATTCCGGGCCCTTTTGTTATTCGTCAATGGGAGCGGCTCTATCAAAACCAAGGTGCTGAAGGCCTGCGGCGTAAACCGCAAAGAAGGAGGCCGGCCATGAGTAAATCGAAGACTAAAAAAGTCAAACTCAAAACGACTCCGCACGAAGAGTTGCTTAAGGAACTGGAGTATCTTCGTGCCGAGAATGCTTACTTAAAAAAATTGCAGGCCTTAGTCGAGGAGCGCATTGTCCGCGAGAGCGGGAAAGAGCCCAAGCCATCGAAGGACTAAGGCCGCAGTGCCGGCTTTCAGTATTGCTCAAAGCCGCAGGGATGGCGCGAAGCACATTTTATTATCACTTCAGAAAATCAAAACAACCCGATAAATATGCTCGCGAAAAAGAGAGTATTATAAGGTTATATCACGAACATAAGGGGCGTTATGGTTATCGGCGCATTACCGTTGAAATGAATAAGATCGGATATGCGATAAATCACAAAACCGTACTTAAGCTGATGAATATTTGCGGGATAAAAAGTCAGGTCAGGCTCCGTAAATACTGTTCATACAAAGGACAGATCGGACGGATAGCGCCCAATCTTCTGCAACGCGACTTTGCAGCCGAAAAACCGAATCAGAAGTGGGTTACTGACCTTACGGAATTTTCGGTTTGCGGCGTAAAGTTATATCTATCGCCGATTATGGACTTATATAACCGGGAGATTATTAGCTATAAAATAGCTGAACGCCCTAACTTTATGCAGATCATGAAGATGCTGGACGATGCGTTTGCCAGAATACCGGATTCTCCGGGTATTGTCTTGCATTCCGACCAGGGCTGGCAGTATCAGATGAAGCAGTATCAGCTCCGTTTAAGACAGAAAGGTATTACACAGAGCATGTCGCGCAAGGGTAACTGTCTGGATAACGCTGCTATGGAAAGTTTCTTTGGATTATTGAAGTCCGAATTATTATATTTGCAAAAATTCTCATCCATAGACCATTTCCGAAAAGAATTGGAAGAATATATCGACTACTACAATAACAAGCGGATAAAGAAATACTTAAACAACATGAGCCCGGTACAATACCGAACTCATGCCATCTAAACAAATACTAATCCGTCCAATATTTGGGGTGCACTTCATGATGCGTCCGCTTTTTCTTGCGGTGTTAGAAATCCGCCGGTTTTTCGATCGCTATCCGATCGCCGGTCGCCGGATGGCGGAATTCGATCCGTTCGGCATGCAGAAGCAACCGCCGGCCGGCTGTTCCGTACAGTCGGTCGCCCGCGATCGGAGCATTGAGTCCCGATGGATGGGCCGCATGGACGCGCAACTGGTGCGTGCGGCCGGTCAGCGGGTAGAAGGCGATGCGGGTGCGGCCGTTCCGGAATTCCAACACTTCGTACTCCGTGATCGCCGGCTTTCCGTGCAGGGGATCGACCGCCTGTCGGGGACGGTCGTGGAGGTCCGGTCGCAGGGGGAGTTCGATACGTCCTTTCGGCGGGGTTATCCGCCCCTCCAGCAGGGCGATGTAGCGTTTTCGGACGGTCCGGTGTTTGAATTGGGCCTGGAGCTCCTGGTGCGCTTCTTTGGTCAGGGCGAGCAGCAGTACACCCGAGGTGTCCATATCGAGGCGGTGGACGACGAGCGGTCCCGTAGCTGCGGGATAACGCTCCCGAGCCCAGTCGAGGATCGACGGAGCTTCCGATTTTCCAGGAACGGAGAGCATCCCGGCAGGTTTGAAGACGGCGGCTATCCAGCGGTCTTCGTACAGGAGCTCCGGGGCGGACTGCGGGCAGGCGCGATCGGGTTCGGGCTCGACGTCGAGTCCCCGAAGCATGTGGGCGAGAATCGGGCCGCATTTACCTCGGCAGGCGGGATAGTAGTGTCCGTGACGGCGGATTTCGCCCTTCGGCGAGGCTCCCCACCAGAATTCGGCGATCGCCAGCGGTGTAAGCCGGTGTTCGAAAGCGTATTGCAGCAGTTTGGGGGCCGCACACTCCCCTGCACCGGCCGGGGGTGTACCCTGCGGAGTCGGTGCGAATATTTCCGCCAGATCGCGTATCTCTCCGAGGGCGTTGAGCAGACGGAACTTGCGAAATAGTTTTGCCTGAAGAGCCGCAGAACGGGCCTTACGCTCGCAGCGCAGGGATTCGATTCGTTCCGCGATGGAGGTTCGTTGCGCGTGAAGCGATGCGATCCGATTTTTCCAACTCTGTTTCAACCGGTGCAGCTCCGCTTTTTCGTGTTGGCTTTCCCGGACTAAAGCCGTCTGCGTATTTTCATCCGGGTGCTCCCTGCGTCGGGCTTCTCGGGTGGCTTTTGCGATTCGCATTCGGGCTTTTGCGGCTGCGATTTCCCGGGCGGCTTCTGTTTCCGTTTCTTCTATGGTTCGGAGAAGTTCCCTGTAGCGGCCGGCCGTTTCGAGGGTTTCGATTTGCCGGTTCAGGTCCGAAATGGCGGCCTCTTCGGTGCGGAAGAGATCACCGGGCCGCAACATGTCGTAGATGGGCGGGACGAAGTATTCGTGGCTGTTGCTGCCGGCCAGATTACCTGAAAATGCGGTCAGAAAGCCTACAGTTCCGGCTGAATCCTTCACGACCAGCACTCCGAACATTTTACCCGCAGAGAGTTCTTCGGTCCACTCTTTCCGTTCGCACAAGTAGGCTTGCAGCTCCCGGGCCGCTAATTCGCACAGCGGATGCGGAGTGTAGTGGAATGGGTTGTTGAGCCGCGTCGGAAGCGAGAACGAAGCGATGGAGTGTCGGAAACGATGCAACATGGGGACTGTCTGCGGATTCGGGAGTCGGACCGAAAAAATATTTCGGGAAAAATGGCCGGAGTCGTTTGCTGCGACTTCGGAGTAGTTTGTTATCGTTCCGTTTCGGAGTCGATCGGCAGGGAGCCGATCGGTTTTGTGACGATACTATCGACCACGAATTTCGAGAATCCCCGCCAGGGAAGCGCTCCGAAATACTCCTTGTAGTGGAGTTCGATGTTTTTGCCGCCCAGCAGCATCAGCTTGCGGGCGAGCGCTTCGTTTTCGACGGAAAATTCGAATTCGTAGGATTGGATCGTACCGGCCGTTTTGGACCGTATGCCGGATTGGATCAGCTTGCCTTCGTAGGTTTTGAAGACGAGCCCTTTATAGACGACATAGTTCAACTCTCCGCTTTTGACGCCCTCGCCGAAGACGAAGAAGAAGCGGATGTAGAGGAATGCGGTCAGGGCGACGATAAGTAATACGGTGAAGACGATCCAGCGTTTTTTCATGCTTGCGGCGATTTGTTCCGATGCAAAAATAATCATTTAATCCGATTCCGGTCTTCCCTTCGTATTTTTTCCGGGAACCGGAGCGGTAGGCCGGGAAACGCTTGCGGGGGCGAATCGTCTGTCCGGCGGCATAGTCCGGGGTGCTATTCCTGCCGACCGTTTTGCAGCAAATACACAATGTTATAAAAAAAGAGTTGCATTGCTGCAACTCTCTCTCATTCTGTGGTGCCACCGGGAATCGTAATCCTTCTTCAAGTGGCTGTATATCATTACTTTTCAGAATCGCTTTAACAGCAATCTCCTCCTATTGCTCCACCGCTGGACTTCTGCATTCTGCGCATCGTGGAAGCGGATGGTTTCTTGGTGCAAATATAGTGATTTACTTGGAATTACCATCATTTTTATCTCTCAATCTTTTGATTTCTCTGTCAAAATCGCTTTCAAGCAGTTCCATTTCGCGTTTGCGGTAAATTTCAAACTCCTTTTCTGCCTTCTCAATCGCTTGCTTATGCGAGATGTGTCCCTTACCAATCAAGACTTTCCGTTTGTGAACGATAATTTGATTGTCCAATGCCTCTATCCAATCCTTCATTGTCATAGGATTCATTTCCAGTGCTTGGAACTCGGCAAAGTCCAAGAAGCCGGAGACAAGCAAGTTCAAACGTTGAAGTTCAATCTCCGACAGATAGTTCTTGGCAATCTTCACGTCATCCTTGGTCACATAGTTACCCTTGAAGTTCGTCATGCCCACAAATGGCTTTTCATTGTCCACGCGATTGTAGATAACTTCCGCTGCCGTATTCTCGTGAACGGCATAATGCAATTTGTTCTGCACAGTGGCAAAGAACATTTTTGTCATCTCATCGCGTGGGTCATAGTCCGTGGCAGTTGCATAAATATCCGTAACCTGTTGATAGAAATTGCGTTCACTACTACGAATATCCCTGATGCGCTGGAGCAACTCACGGAAATACCTATTGCCCCCTTGCTTCAACCGCTCATCATCCATCGCAAATCCCTTTTGGATATACTCATGAAGCCTCTGAGTAGCCCAGCGACGGAAACGAGTAGCCACTTGGGATTGCACACGATAGCCCAAGGCGATAACCATGTCAAGATTGTAGTGTTGAACACTGCGTTGCACCTGTCGTTTACCCTCTTGCCGAACTGTCAAGAAATCCTTTACAGTTCGATTTGCGTCTAACTCACCATCATTTAAGATGTTGTCTATGTGCTGACTAATATTCTGCTTTGTTGTACAATATATCTCCGCCAACTGATTTTGTGTCAACCACAAATCCTCATCGGCAAAACGTACAGACACGCGAGTTATCTCATCATCGTCCTGATAGAGTATTATTTTGTTTTTTTCATTCATATCTTTCACTTTCCAGTATGAGTAATTTATTATTTAATCTTTTGCGACAATGCAATTGTAATTTCCTCATTTGTTACATATCTATAAATCTGTGGAGGATGAAATTTAGAATCGACTTTTTTTAATTCCTCCAACCCAATAGGTGTTATTGGTTTGATTATTTCGAACTCAATACCAATTGATTTTTTATGATTAACATAATATGACTCGAAATCTTGTTGCATTATTCCTAAACGTAGTGAATATTTTGCCCACATTTCATTAGGAGTACATTCAATGATGTTTTTTACTTTTCCGAATCCGATTACAGCTTTAACTGGAGCAGAGGCATATATAATGACATAATCCCCTGGTTGAATATGAGGTCTCATTTTTCTCAGTTCAATATCCTTTTGACCTGAAATCAATTTATTTGCATATTCTGGTTTTACTGCTATAAACAAATATTTATGTACTATTTTTGTTCTTTCCATTTGCCCAATTGATATATTTGGAAAAATATTGATTCATTGATTTCTAAAGGAGAAGCGAAAGTATTTCTTTTTCTTCCATTAGAAACCAAAATCTCTTGGATTTTATTATAATTTACAGGATAGTCAAAGACTTCTGTATGACAAAACTTTAAAGCTCTGATGTTTGTGGTTATATTTCCATTACATAATTTTGAAATATCTCGCCACTCATAAATTCCAAAACGTTTATTCACACGGAATAATGTCTTGGGATTTCCTGTCATTACATCTGTCAAATATGAAGAGGCAACTATTGATTTTGCATGAGAATAAAATTTATCACCTCCACTAGCATACCACAATACTCGTGCAGGAAACCTTTCTGTTATGGGTTTTGTATGTCTATAGTACACATTCTCAAAACTCCACAATTTGTCTGGCCTTCCTCCGAATAAATCTTCGTTTGCAATACTGGTGTCAAATAGTTGACCTGCCCAATATGGTTGTATTGGTATAATATATGTAGGAATATTGAGTCCTCTGATTTTTAGAGGGAATAGTTTTCGTTCTACTTCAAATAGAACTCTATCACTATGGTTGACAGTTACTTCAGGATATATTTTTGGAGTAATATGAAGTACATCTTCTTTTGCGATAACTTTGTTGAATACGTATTTTACATAATAATCATCTTGTTCGATAAAACCGAAGTTTCTAAGGATGTCTTTTTGTTCTTCAGTGATAAACTTCTCTTTTAATAGTATCTGATACTTATTACTCTTTAATGTTTTTTGATGGATTTCGGAGATAAGTTTGAAAAATACTGCACTACAAATATCTTTTGCAGAAATACGTAGTAGTTCAATGTCAATTGAATTTTGTTTTTCAACAAAGCCATAAAATGCAATTACTTTCCCATCTCGTTTTAGAACATACAGAACCCCTCCTTCGTAATTTATCATATTATATACGGAAGTACTAAAGGCTTGTTTGTCTTCGCCATTTTTCTGTGTCCAAAATTTATCAATACACGAGGATAACTCCTGAGAATTTAACTTTGAAATAGAGTCTGAATATATACCTTTCAATTGATTAGGCAAATATTCTTCTTCATGTAGAAGTTGGTCTATATGTATGATAAACTCCTGTGGATTATATATTTGTATTGGATATTTGTCCTCTATTTGGGTTTTCTTATTAAGCAGTCCCTCGTCATAAGTGAGAAAATAAGGTGTGCGGGATACAATACATGAGGCTACTTGCTTCCTGTCAGAAATATCATTCTCTGATGTTCCTCCAATAATACTTTCCAAATCCATTACAACTTTTTTCTGTTCCTCAATGTCAACCTGTAATTGAGTAAAGGATGTAAGAAAATTTCGAGTTTTCTCAGCACGCTGTAAATTCTCATCTCTGTCTATTTCATTGTAGGCTTCTGGAGCAAAACAGAGCTCTGCCTCATCAATAAGCCAATCTGCTAACAATCCACGGGGATCTTCAAGCGGATTTACTGCCTCAGTACGTTCTGCTTCCCGTAACTTTACAATGATGTTCATATCCAACAAAGCTTTAACCTTAAAGTTCGTAGATACAGAAAATAAGTTTGGCAGATTGAAATCATACCACCATATATTTAAATAATGCTCATCATAGCTTCTGCTTCTAACTCTACCAAGAGGAACAAATCCTAATTTTCTCCATCTGTTAGACGCATATGTGAAATCTGTTCGACAACTAAGGGAAATTCCACGATATTTCTTTTCAAATTTTTCCTTTAATGCTTTAAATAATGCTGTGGAAACATTTTTACCTCTATAATTATCACTAACACACAGATGCACAATACTAATACGTGACAAACGGAAGGCTACTCGAAACATTAAGTATCCAGCTAAGCCCCTACCATCATGAGCAACGATTATGCATTTGTTTTTTGCATAATCGTCAAAACCGCCATCTGGCATAAAGCCTAAAGTCGCAGAGTACTTTCTTCCCAATGTTTTTACATCAGTAAAAAACTTGCTTTTATTATCAATGAATTCTATTGTCATCTTTCTTTATTAGTATAGGATTCACATTAGACAAACTAAAAACGAATGTTTCTGTATCATCTGTCAATGGAGAAATACCATTATGTTCTTCTAACCATTTTTGATATTCTGAAATATCTGGATCTGATAAACAAATGGCGTACTCGATTCCAGCTATGCATATTACAAAATATATTTCTGCTTCAACATTGCCATTGGAATAGCGTTTGTATTCTTTGGGGAACAGCTTCATTTCATGACGTATCTCATAGTGAATGTTCTCATTTTGATTAAAGAAACAATCTCCTTCCGAATATATCCGACGCTGACTGTATTGCCAATATTTACCCTTACCATATCGGGCATACTCTCGTAAATCTTTCAATATATCAGATTCATCACCTAATAGCTCTTGGACACACAAATCATATTTATCTTCACCCATATTGTACAAGAAATATTCATAAGCACATTTGGCAAGGAAACGAGACATGATAGTATTGGGATATTCTGGCGCAGGGATATATGGACTTAACATTGTCCTTATTTTACCGGTCTTTATCAATTCATAAAGTTCTTCGTCATTAAATGATGCTATAAGTCCGTTTTTCGTTGTTTGCATTACAACCTCGCAACTTTTTGAGATGTCTGGGAATATCATCTTCTCTTTAACAAGTTTCCCTTTTTTGTCAGAATTTCATTTCTGAATCGCATTGAAACAAAATAAGGTTGTGTTAATAAGTCTCTTTCTATCTTAATAGAAAAGTAATTGTTGCAAGTATCACAAACATATCCAGTGGGAAGAATATATTCCTTATTTCCAAGTGATTCGGGAATAATATGCTCAGCACTCTTAGAGGTTGAAGAATCTTTATGGCAGAATATACAGATACTCATATTTCGTTTTTCTATTTTTATCCATTATGCGATTTTTTTATGATACTATTACTGCAAAATTTAACTTTTATCTTTTATAAAAGTACCATGATCTTGTAATACATTTAAAAGATTTATCGTAGAGTCACATCCATATCTTCCGATATAATACCAGTATGCCTCATATATAGAATCATACGTAACTTTTGGATTGATATCCATTGGTGTACCATTATCTATTATTTTGTAAACTGTACATTTTGTATAATATGAAATATTTTTATCTCCATTATACTCAAGTATATTAATCTTATCACTTCTTATATCAATACAAATTGTTACAGCTCTACCATCATCTGCCGTTAATTCTATACCTAACTTACGATTAACATCTATCTGCTTTTTATTTAATCTAATCAAATCTAATTTTGAAAGTATCTTCATTATTGACAAAATCTCATTGCCATATATAGGAGAAGATACATCGTAATGTGATACAGTATTTAGAACATTGTCTTTATATATTTTCAAGTCTTTAAAATCATCAAAATCAATAAATTCTTTTTTGCAATAATCGCTTAAACAGACAATCCTGTCATTTAAAGATGTATCAACAGTTTTGCCTGTTCTTGGATCTCTTTTCCTTAATAATGTATCTGGATATAAATTGCTTAATATGTCTTCACACCATTTCCTTAATTGCTGCCCACAAGCAGGATAGTCATGCATTATATAATATTCTCTTGCTTTTAGCTCCGCATCTTTTTCTTCTATAAAAACAGGATAAGGTGTACACTTGTTAAAATCAGTAGAATTATCTCTATCATGCATATATATACCACCACATAACCAAGCTCCCTGTTCCTTTTTTGAAAAGATTCTTTTCTTAAAGGAAGCAAACAAGAGTCTGTCATGCGTAAATACGTATAATTTATACTTGGGAGCGATCTCGTCAAGTAAATATTTTATAACTTTCATACGATTACTCATATCCAGACTGATAAGCATATCATCAAGTGCAAAAAAAGATCCCGGGGTTATTGCCGTGGCTGTCATCGCAGCAAATCTAACGGACAATGCGATAGCCGTTAGTTTTGCTTCATTGAAATAGGACTGTGGCTTATAAACTAAAAATCCATCCTCCTTTATTTCTATTCCGATTTTGGAAGTATACAAATTAGCACTCTTGACATCTTGACCGTTTCTATTATTCCCATAATAAAGATAGAAATGTTCTTTCAATGTATTATCCTGGTCATCATCACTATAATAAATCAGTTTTATTTCAAGAGCTCTTTCATCTTCGTTTTTAAAATTGTCATTATAAATAGAAGTAACTTTTGTGTTTATTCTATTTATAGAATTATTTAGGAGTTTATTAAAAGCGGTTATTTTATCTTGGATGTTTACATCTTCCATACCGATACCCGCATTATAATCTCTTACTATGTCATCATATAAATCAGCTAAGAATATTGATGTTCCTGCAGGTATGTGGAAAGGAAGAATATCTTTATAAAAAACATTCCATAAATCCATCTCTTCAGAATTTCTTGCTGCATGGAAACGTGATATATATGAGTGGTTTATAAATGCTGAATTTTTATTTAATATCCTAATTTCACTTTCATCACCTCCGTTTTCTGATAATAAACCTCTATTATCCAGTCTCCAAATCTTACCATCTTCAAATGTAATACGTATATACGGAGCGTATGTATTATCCTTTGCTTCATCGTATCTATGTATATTAATGAGATTTTCATTCTCTGGAGTAAAGTTTCCATTGACAATGCTACCAGGCGTGAAATATTTGGCACCTTTGTCATCTTTAAATACACTTTGCAGTAAAGCATGAAGGGCATAATACAATGAAGATTTGCCGCTTCCGTTCTCTCCGTATAAGAGCAAATTCTTTCCTGTTCCTAAATTCAATGTGAAGTTCGCAGGAAACGCCTTAAATCCATCTATTTCTATTTGAGTTATAGTAGCCATGGCTTTATGATAAAATTATTGTTCTTAATATTTCCGATTTAGAAAGAGATAATGAGTTTATCGAATCGATAATACCAGTTGAATCTATTTTTTTGTATAATTCCCAACTATCGCTTATGTTGATGCTGTTGAAGCGTCCAACATAGTTTCTTAATGTAGAAATTGCTGGAATTTCCTGCATCTCTTGCGGAAAATAGATCTCATATACACAACCATCAATTAAGGTCTCGAATTCTGAAGATATATATGAATTCTGAACAAGATTACTTGCCCGATTTTTTGTATTGTTCAGCAATATGATTATACCAACCAATTTGCCTATTATCTCTTGAATATCATCAGACGGTATCGCAATAGGGATTTGTCGCAAAGGTTCTTTATCTAATTGATAGTTTGCCCCCTGCATTTTTCCTTTGTTTTTAAGCCAAAACTCTATCAGCTTTGAGTTTAATAAGCCCGTAAGGTATTTAAGATTTACTCTACTCGTTTGAATCATGTTAAACGTTTGCGATATATAGCATTCAAAATCACAATATGAAAATATGGGGCGGCCCACACATTTTCTTACAGCGATAATTTTATTGTTTATGAAAAATCTATTTTCTCTTGCTCTATGTAAACCATACGGCTTATTGTCTGATGTGAAAATAGGTAAGAATCTATCCAAATGCTTCTTGATATTCGGATAATTATTCAAACTATTTGGGTTCTTGTAACTGGAATCCGTGTATATTGTCCAATATTTATTGCCACTTTGTATGGAATATCTTTTTACATTTTCATTAGTATAGTATGGCTTTATTAAGTTTAATTCATTGGGGCTTAAAGACAATGAATCTAATTCATAATCGGTTAAAACAAATATACCTTGATTAACATGAAAATCGGAACCTAATTTCTGTTGATTCCGTTTATTCAATGTATCTTGTGGAAAAACAACACCTTGCGCAATCTCTTTGTCTGTTAAATATATAACATTGGATAGATTGGATATTGCTTCTAAAATACCATCACTTTGACTAAATGTTATATTCCTACCATAGAAGTTAGTCCTTCTAATGGTTGGAGTATAACATTCGGCTTTAGCATAGGACTTATATGATGGCTCTAAAACCGCTATGGCTTCCTTTTCTGTTGCTTTAAATGCCGTTAATTTGCGATAATCAAATGTATAATCGTCTGTTACTTTATCTTTTTGGAACATCATAATCATGGTTTGAATGCTTGCACTTTCAAACATCATTACAGAGCCAAAGTCAACAATATTGCAGATTCGTGTTTCCTTTATAACCTTATCCCTAAGTTTGCTTGCACCGAAACTTGTCACCCAATTGTTTGTTGCTATAAAACACAGAACACCATTAGAATTCAACAGATCTAATCCATTGCAAGCAAAGATATACCATATATCCATTTTCCCCTTATAATAAGGAGAATCTTTATATGGTTCAAAGAATGTCTTTGACATACGCCCCTCTTTGATATACGGAGGATTGGCTATGATTATATCAAAGCCAGTGAAAGTTCCATTGTCATCTAATAGTTGAGGATATTCAAAACGCCACTCAAACGAATCTTTATATTTTTTGTTGTTGAGAATCCTATTCTCCTCTTCAACAATACTTAATAGCGTTTTTTTAGCCTTTTCATATCCAATTGGATCTTCTTTTGCTTTACATTTGCCCCAAAAATCCACAAATTCATAATTGTGTACATCAGCTGCGGCTTTTTGTTTTTTCTTTAAATCCTTTATGGCCAATGTGATTTTGAAACAATTTTTTATTTCATTTATTTTTGTCCTTAATCCAACTTTATCAGAATGTTCTTCTGTGTACTTAATAACATCTTTTTTGTATTTTTCGAGAGTATAATCTTCCCAGGCAGTCTTGTTCTTTTTTGCATTTTCTCTTCCTACACGATTGTATTCCTCAAAGACGTTGTCAATAGGGGTATCTAATGAATAGCGGTATATTTGAGAATTTCCACAAGTAATCTTATAATCAAAATTTGGCAGCGGTTGCGGTTTTTCTGCATCAACTACCAATGCCAACCAGAAACGCAAACGGGCTATATCAACGGCACCCTGCTCGATATCAACGCCAAAGATATTATTTTGGATAATATTAAGTTTTGTGTTAGTAGAATTAAAGTTGCCATGAGGTTCTGCATGTGAATGCAAATGATGTATTGCGTGATACAATACATAAAGGATACCCATAGGAAATGCACCCGAACCAATGGCAGGGTCACACACTTTAACCTCTTTGAGTAACTGGGTGAATCGTGTCGCAATATTCTTGCTTTGGAGCATAGGATTCACTACGCCATCGTTTATGAGTTGCTCAATAGGTTCAGCATATTGTTCTTCCGGCTCGTGTGTTTTGAGGTATTGTATTACACTCTGCCGACACATATATTGTACAATTTCCTTGGGGGTATAAAAGGCTCCTTTATCTTTGTTATCCTCCAATAGATTTTCAAAAATATGACCTAACATTTCAGGATCGATACCTACCTCGCTGTCATCGGGGTCGTTCTCATCAATAGTGAAATTGTATTGAGAAAAGAAATTCATCAAATCTTTGAAGTAAGTATATGGAAAATCAATGCTTAGGTTGTCTGTACTATCGGGGTCAAAGAGCCCGCCATTGAGATATGGAATACCCTCAAACTCTGTTAAAAGTGACAAATTCCATCTGTTCTTTGTAAATAGTGTAACACGTTCTTCTGGCTTGGTATTCAAAACACCAAAGAATAATGGTTCTAAAATATCGCTTAACAACCTATTATTGTTAGGATATTTATCAATGAGATTGCTAAGGTAGTTTTTGTCCCCACCTTCCCACTTGATCTTTGAAGCAGATGCAGGTACACCCATCCAACCTTTCTTTTGTAAGAACTGCAAGAATACTAAGCGTCCTAACAATTTCTTGACATAATCACGATGCTGTTTTGTATCAGAGAGCGTGTCAACAAATTTTTTATATTGAGCTTTGTATCCAGCAAAAAACTCTTTATTGAGTCGCTCGACAGAGAATGCATCAATAACATCTGTCAAATAGATAGATTCAGATATTTTCTTATTAGCCAATTCTATAAGTCGGCTTGCAGCCGTAGTGCAAGGCTCGTTCTTGCCTAACAAGAATGTATATCGCTTAGGGGCAGTCTCCTTTTTAACCAATTCTCCGCTTTCATTGAAATAGGTCTGCTTGGCGATGAATGTTAAGCGATAGTCATCTTGATTTTGTGAATAATAGAAAACCAAAGCTCCATGAATCAGACCTTGATCCACATACTTGGCAGCAATATCGCGCAAACTTTTACGGTTGCGTGATATTTGCACATTGTCAGCGACCTCAAAACGGAATAAGGCTAATGAACGTCTGTCATCTAAACGAATGTTTCCAATATGCCCACCATCTTTCACATGAGAATCCGTAATCTTAGTAACACTTGTGAAGATTTCAACTTTAGGGAAGATCTTTTCCAACAAATCTTTCCAAATATCGAAATCAAATCTTGCAGATAGTATATTTTTCAAATATGCTTGATTCATAACAATACTTTATTACATATTAAAACTCTCTGAAATAATAATTTCAGGCATAAACTCTTTCGGCACTTTAAGCATATCTACTTGTTTGTCAACATATCCATTTTGGATATGTTCTAATGGATATGTTGATATAATCTTGATTAGTTGTTCTAGTAGAACAACTGGTTTGACTGGAACTTTCTTTGTCGCTGTTTTCAGCTTATTAATATCTCGTTGCAACTGTTGGAATTTACCAGTTGTAATAGCTTGTTTGGATTTATTAATCAATACAAGTTCTTGCTCCGTAATGTTTGGAATACTTACAAAACCATCAAGATAAGCTATAGCTTTTTTCTCATTGGGACCTTGAGCTGGGTTAACTTTTTGTTTTGTTGCCTTGGCCGCCTCTTCTTGTCTGGCAAATGTATCAAGTGCTGTTTTCACTTGTTCGTGATGCCTGGAATGAAGCGGAATTGACTTTTCATCTATATGGGCTTCAAATTCTTTTACAGCTTCCAAGAAAGTCAGTTCCTCTATGCTTCCGTCTTCTCGAACAAATGTAAACGCATCACGGCGCTTGTTTCGGATAAACACAATGGTGCTTCCGGGTATAAACTTACTTTTGCGACCTGTACGGGCTCTTAATGGCAGTTTGCAGATTCGTTTAATCAAATCAGGCTCATCTTGTTTTAGTTGTCGGATCCACATCAGGTAACGCAACTTCTCATCGCGTTCTTCATCAACATTTTTGTCGAATAGTCCAAAGCTTTCGGGATTCTCATCGGTAGAGTATATTTGACTATCTTCACCCAATGCAGCATGGAAAGCAAAGAGTTTCATTTTTGCTTTCTTCTCCAGTTCAATGTCATCATTAACTTTGGACGTTGGGAAGAAGTTGAATATATAAACCTCTTTAGCTGTGCTACCGATACGGTTTACACGACCTATTCGCTGCATAAGCCTTGTTGAGTTCCAAGGTGTATCGTAGTTTACTATAACATTTGCACGATGGAGGTTTACTCCCTCGGCAAGAACCTCGGTGGAAATAACTATGTTATAATCGTTCTTCTTGTCTCCTTTGTAGTTGGCATCGAAGTTCTCCTTCAATAGTGGCATTTGGATGTCTCTATTATCACTCTGTACCGTCATAATTTTGTCAAAACCATGATTTCTGAGAGAGTCATAAAGATATTTTGTGGTCTCTTTTGATTCTGAGAATATGACTAGCTTACCCTCGTGATTAATAGATTTATTCAATAGAGTATCTTTGAGGTATTGGATGAATATATCTAACTTGGGGTCAACATCTACAGCATCCCACATAGAAACCAATTCCTTAAGAATAGCATTATCAGCCTTGATTCCCTCTTCAAAGCCCGCTTCAAAATCATCAGGTGTACAGACTTCTATTGTCGGGTCGATGTATTTTTCCTCCTCAATCAATTTTATCAATTCGTCTTCCTTATCTTCGCTAAGTAGTTCATTGACTTTCAGATTGGGGGCGATGTATATAGTACCATTGCCAAACATATCAAGCATTACCTTGTTGGCCTCGTAGTATCGATGCAATGATTGCTTGAATGCATAGAAACTACTATCTATTCGTTTGACAAGCAAAGTCTTCATAATGCCTGCCAATTGGATAGAGATCATATCTGCCTTCTTGTACTTGCTTTTCTTTGGCGACTTTAAGTATTTTATTGCCTGATATCTGTAATATTTAAGACCGTTTATTTTATCACTTAGATACATTATAGTTTTGTCATATAAAGTTTCTAATTCTGTGTCCAGTTGATAATATATCTTTCGAGGAGACTTGACATCAGGGAAGTGGATGTTCTGTTCCTCCAAATCTTTGCGATATGCATCATTTTCCATCAGGTCGGTACGAGTACGACGTACTGTTAATGGCTCCACAACCTTGATGCGGATTCTCTCATATATGGACTTAACTTCATCAGCGATAAGAGTTAAGTCCTTTTGCTTTTTTAGCTTGTTGTATCTGTCAATATGCTCACGGAAGAATCGTTGTAAATTGCCCTCCTCTAAGGTACTATCCTTAGAGTCTTGGAACAAATATACAAGATTAGCTATATCTTCAGGCTTATTATTAAGTGGTGTGGCAGATACAAGTATCACTTTTTTGTCGTGCAAACTGCCATCATAGCGTTTTGTCTTAGTCTTACACAGTTTTTGCAATTCGTTATACATTGATGCCGTGTCGCTTCTAAATTTATGCGCTTCATCAACAATAATCAAATCATATAATTCTGGATTTTTGATCTTGTGAAGACTCCCGTTTGTTATGATTCTAAAATTGTCCAACTTAAACTCTGTAAGAGTCTCCTCCCAGTTGTCCTTCATTGCAGGAGGAACTATTACTAATATGTGAGAACGATGTGTTGGAAATCCATTGGAGAAAAAGAATTTCTTTGCGATAAGAGCAGACACAACGGTTTTACCTAATCCGACAACATCGGAAAGGAAAAAACCATTATGTTTCATCATCTTGGCATATCCATCATTGACTGCATCTATTTGATATGACAGTTTCTTATATCCCATAGGCAAATCGGATACAGAGTTAGGATCAAAGTCAATACTCTTGCCGAAGTATTCTAATAAGAATTTTAGATATACTTCGTAAGGCGTGAAGTTGGTATTTAGATATGACTCGTTCTTTATTTTTTCTATGTGAGTTATATCTATTTCAACTGCTTCCGCCCATAACTTTTCAAAGGTTTCGGTAGCAAATTGTATATCATCATCATACCTTAATTCAACATTGAATTCAAAGTTCTTTTCTAATCCAGACTCTGTTAAATTACTTGAGCCTGTGATGACGGAACCATAACCATGCGGATGATATACCTCTTCACGAAAAATGTATATCTTGGCATGAATGTTTTGTTTTGGATGAATTCGCATAGTTATTCTACCAGTCACTATATCCTCTATAAACTGATACATGCCATCCTCGACCTCTTTGTCGTATTTCGCCTCTTGTATATTACGTTTAATGTCATTAAAGAACTCTTCTTGAGACTGTTCAGTGTTAGGATTAAATAATAATCCCTGCTGATTTGCTTGATAGGTAAGCTTATCGACATTTATGCCAACCAATATACGTATTTGTGGGGTTTGTTGTATAAACTTTCTAATACGAAAATAGCCTGATGCTCGAAAATATCCGACAAGTGCATCAAAGAAATGCACTTCCTTATATTTGAAAACTCCTTCAATCTTTTCAAGAAGGGTATTCTCTTTTTCGTTTGTGAAAAAATTGGTTCCCATAATCAAGCACCTTTCAGGTTATTTATTAAGTCTTTTGGCTCCACATTTAAAACAGTTGCAATCTTGACAAGCATTTCTAATGATGGTTGTGAAGTATTGGAACACCAACGGGAAATAGTTGCTTCATTCTTTTGAAGTTGCTCAGCCAACCATTTCCCTGTCTTATTTTGTTCCGCCAGCACAATCTTCAATCGGTTTATTCTTGTTGCTTCCATAAGCCATAAGAGTATTCTATAACTGTATATAAGTTGATTCTATTTGCAAATATAATGATAAAGATTGAAAGTTGCCTATTAAAGTGAACTTTTGTGCCTAAATTTAAGTATATTCCAATAATATGGCTTGTGTGAGAATAAAATACCCCCTCAAGTATCCCTTATGCCCCTCTAAGTTCCCTCTTAAGTTGAACGCTCATTCAGATTCCACTGACCAAGCACCGACTAAGCACCGCTCAACTACCGACCAAGCTCAAGAGATAATTCTTTCAATGAGCGAATACTATATGACGATGAATGAAATCATGACAAGTATGAGACTTAAACACCGTACGTCATTCCGAGAAAAATACTTTCTTCCTGCATTAGAGGACGGAGCGATTGAACTGCAATATCCAGAACAGCCAAAGTATCCAAAGCAAAAATATAGGCTCACGGAAGTGGATAAAGAATGGTTAAGAAATAATACTGCTCCATCTAAATCGTAAAAACAGCACCGTAGGTTTGGAGGGTTTTTCCGACTTCGGAGGAAAACTCAGCCTCCTGCAAGGGCAAGGCGTTTTGAGTTGCTCGAAGTATTTTGAGCAGACGAAAACATACCTTGCTGTGTTCAGGTGAACACAAGAATCCGTAAGGAACGGATTAATAGAGAAAGATACTTTTATAAGAGAACTATACCATACAAAGTCGCTTTTGAGTTAAGCTGATAAAATGTATGTATGGTCATACATTAATACAACTGGCCATAACGATATCTAATCAATAATATGCTTTTTCAGCCATATGTATAATTGATATGTCGTATGACTGATAATACGGCTAACTGATAAGATTGACATATTTTTAAATACACAAAGTAGTCGAACCATTCAAATGCGATATAGGACAATGACTACCACATCAGCGCAACATACTGCCACTTTTAGGAAATCCATTGTCAGATAACGGATTATATATTCCTTTGCGGCAAAAGAAACAATAACAGCAAAGAATAATGTATATGGAAATCGTATCTATCGAAAGAAAGACCTTTGAGGCGATGGTCGCCAAGTTCGACCGCTTCGTCCACCGTATGGAAGCCATCTGCCAGCGGCACGGCGAAAAGAAAATGAGTGAGTGGATGGACAATCAGGATGTGTGCCGGATGCTGAACATCAGTCCGCGCACGTTACAGACGCTCCGAGACAATGGTACGCTTGCCTTCTCGCAAATTAACCACAAGACGTATTACCGTCCCGAAGACGTGAATCGTATCGTGGCTCATGTAGAGGACAGACGAAAGGAGGCACGATTCAAGGGAAAGACAATACAAATAATAAACAAAGTAGAATAACAATTCCCACTAAATCCAAAGTAACATGAACGAACTGATGACCAAAGACAACGAGTGGATTATCCACTTCATGGGCAGTCTCGACCGACTGCTGGACAACTACGAGCGACTGACTGCCAACTATCGCCCTACATTGGGCGGAGAGCGTTTCTTCACCGACAAGGAAGTGTCGGCACGATTGAAGGTAAGCCGTCGGACACTCCAAGATTATCGCAACGAGGGACGGATATCCTATATCCAGTTGGGCGGCAAGATACTCTACCGCGAGTCGGACATAGAGAAAATGCTGCTTGACGGCTACCGCTCCGCCTACCGACAGACGGTCATCTGATTTCCTTGAAGGAGCGCAGTTTGCCGTCTGCCCTATAATTTGCGATAGCAATGGACTTACAGCGAAAAGAAAAAAGGAACGACTTACGGATGAAGTATCAAAATTCTGCTTCACCTGTAAGCCGTTCCTTTTCTTGTCTTCTGATTTCCCGTCAGTCGCTTGTTTCCGTTGCCGGATGCCTTTCAAGCGTGTGGCAGGCAGGGCAAGGTTTTCGGGCTGAATACGCTCCATAGGAGGAAGATTCAGCCCGAAACGGCTCTGCCGCCTGACCTTTCCGCTGCCATCAGAGCCATACGCTACCTTTGCATCCGAGCATCGGGAACAGGTGGTTGGCGGGATGAGCCTCAACTATACCATAGGTTGCTTCCTCTGCTACAGGAAACGAGCAATGTTATCGGTGTTGCTCTTTTAGTGGCGCAGATTTCAGTTATTGCAAACCGTCTGAACAATGCACTTTCTTTACTGCGTACTCTGAATGCAACGGCTATAATCATTTCAATGTTATAAGTATCATAACTGATTCCATCGGGTTGCTTGACATACTTCATTGTGTCCACTTCGTTCAGTTCCTTGTTCTTGTAGATGCTGTGTATCGCCTTACGAGCTTCACACGAGAATACCCCGAACAAGTCGGCTATCTCAAATTGGGTCATCCATATAGGTGCAGAGGGAACACTCACCACTCCGTTTTTACTGATTGTGATTATTCCTCTTTCCATACTCATCCCATTACTTTAGCCATCATGTTCTTTACATTATTCATATCGCGCAGGATGGAGGAATCCAACACACGGGCATAGTGCTGGGTCATTTTTATATTAGAATGGCCGAGCATTTTCGCTACATTCTCAATACTCACACCGTTGGCGAGACATACAGAGGTCGCATACGAGTGACGAGCTACGTGTGTGGTCAAGGTCTTGTTTATCAGACATAAGTCTGCGATTTCTTTCAGATAGCTGTTCATTTTCTGATTGCAGGGAACTGGCAGCAGCCTGTTTTTCTTTTGGCAAGCCGGATGTTCCGCATATTTACGGAGAATCTCCAATGGGATATCAAGCAAAGGAATGTTGCACATGTTCTTCGTCTTTTGGCGAGGCTTGCGAATCCATAGGTTGCCATTAGAATCTTCCACGATATGTTCCGGTGCCAGTTGTTGTACGTCTATGAATGCTAATCCGGTGAACGCTGCAAAGATAAAGACATCACGGACAATGGTGATACGCTCTAACGGAAATTCCTTGTGATAGATAGTGAGTAGTTCATCCATTGTCAAGAACTCACGGATAACCTCTGTCTCATGAAACTTGATGCCGATAAAGGGGTCTTTGGTAATCCATTCGTTAGCAAGCGCAAGATTGGTTATCTTCTTCAAGCACTTCATGTAGCGGATAACCGTATTCTGCTGGCACTCCTTTTGGGTTTTGAGGTAGAACTCAAAAGCACGCACCAGTTCGCCATTGACTTCTGACAATGGCAAATCCTCCTTGCCGTATTTCTGTTTAATAAGTTCTGCAAGATAACGCTTGCAGCTTTCATAACGTCGGACGGTAATCAGGGCATAGTCCTTTCCGACAAGTTCACGGCATTGGTCGTTATGTTCTTGGATGGTTTGAATGAGAGTGCGGACAACCTCGGGCACTTGGTCTTGTCCGAAGAACTTTTCCTGCAACAGACGTGCATGGATGGGAATGCCTTCGCTTTCCAATTCGTTGAAGATACCATGCAGTTTGATTCTGGCCTCTTCAATATAGGCATTCAAGTCGCAGGACTTGCGGCTTTTGCCTTTGGCGCGCTCCTTCGCCTGATTCCACAAAGCCGGGTCGATACTCTTGCGGATGTTGGTTTCCACTCGTGCTCCGTTCACCGTGATGCGCATACACACGGAGGCTTCTCCGTTTTTCAGCAGTTTGGCTTTCTTGAGAAAGAAAAGCACTTTGAATAAGTCTCGTTTCATGTTCCTACAGTTTTATTCGTGGTACAAAAGTAGGAAACCATACACGCTTTCTTGATACGCAAAATGCTGCAATTCAGAGAGAAAGAATCTTATTCGGTGGAGATGTTTGCTCCACCTATTTTGCTCCACCTTTTGGAACACCAGCAATCGTAATATTTTGCCATTTTTTGCGTCCCGCCGGAAAACAAAAAATCCCGATTTCGTTTGGAAATCAGGATTTTACTGTCTTTTGCTTTTCTTCTAAGTGGTGCCACCGGGAATCGAACCAGGGACACAAGGATTTTCAGTCCCATAATTATATTTTTGAATAATTATGTGTTGTTTGAATTTTTATATGAAAATCAATGTTTTAAGCTTCCAAATGTGGCGATTTTATTTTGTTTATTTTTATCTATTTTTGTTTGTTTTTGTATTTTTGTGTCGAAATTGTGTGTTGAAATAATAATTATCCTATCAAATGAACTATTCAAAAGACGGAATAACAGTTGCGCCCATAATAGATACGAGTCATCCGAAAAAGAACGGAAAGTGCCCCGTAAAAATTCGTGTAACCTATCGCCGGGATCGTCGCTATTATCCGACGGGCAAAGACCTTACCTTGGATGAGTGGGAAGGTCTGACTACAACGAAGGTTCGCGCCCTTGTGGCCGTTCGTAAAGATATAGAAAGCAGTTACCAAATTGTTCGTGGGGTTGTTGAGGAATTGGCACGCGACGGTATTTTTTCATTCGATAGCCTCAACAAGCGATTGAAACGTTCGGGGGTTGATACTCTTAACCGTGCATTTGCGGCTAAAATAGCGGAATTAAAAGAGCAGGATCGTATCGGGTCAATGCTGGTTTATAATGTTGTTATACAGGGATTGGAGCGGTTTGCCGGGGATCGTATTGCTCTTGAATCTATAACGGTGGATTGGGTAAGACGTTATGAGCGCTTTCTACTCGGAGAAGGTAAGAGCCGTACAACGATCGGAATACACATGCGCCATTTACGAGCCATATTGAACGATGCTTGTCGATGCGATGCGATTAAACCCGCGCAATACCCGTTCGGCCGAGGGAAATATGAAATACAGGCCGGTGAGGGCCGTAAATTGGCTTTAACGCTGGAGCAGATCGGGCAGATCGCCCGCTATGAGGATGGGAACGAAGCAACGGCCAAATACCGGGATTATTGGCTGTTCCTCTACTTGTGTAACGGGATCAACGTCGCCGATTTCGTGAAATTGCGGTATCGTGATATTGTGGACGGTGAAATCTGTTTCGTGCGTCAAAAGACCGAGCGCACGACTAAGACCCGTAAGGAAATCCGGGTCGCGGTAGTTCCCCAGATGCAAGCTATTATCGACCGCTGGGGTAATACTCCAGCACCGAATAACTTTATTTTCCCAATTCTCGACGGGTCGGAGGATGCGGTGCAGAGCCACGCTAAAACAATAGCCGCTACCGGGTTAATCAATAAACGGATGCGGATGATCGGGGAGCAGCTCGAAATTGGGAACATATCGACCTATACGGCGCGTCATTCGTTCGCTACGGTGTTGAAGCGTGCCGGGGCGAATATCGCCTACATATCGGAAAGCCTCGGCCACCAAGATCTGAAGACGACGGAAAACTACCTTGCCAGCTTCGAGCGAGAGGAACGAGAGAAAAATGCTGCATTACTGACGAATTTTTAATACGATTATTTGCATAATGCGCCGCAGTGCAGTACCTTTGTCATATCGTGTTATTTTAGTTGGAATGATCGGCGGGGCACATCTTATTTCCGTCGGTCATTCCGTTTTTACTGCATTTCTCCTCTTGGAGGTGGTGAATAGCAACAACCTCACGCCTAACCGACGCACTATTTCGCCGGACAAAGGGTGTTTCATTTTGGAACAGTGCTTACAGTGACGGAGAGAATGTCCGCCAAATGGACGATGAAACCTGGTGTTAATAGATTTTGCCTTTCCTGTTTCACCTTGCGAACGATGCTATTCTTGCTTTTGTAGTTTATAGGCGTGCACGATGCCTCATACTTTGCCTCAACTCCTTATGCAACACCTTGCAACTTATTCCCTACGTACTGCGCTTTTGCCAAGAGTTATACGGCATCGCGATTGATGAACAGCGAATCATTGAAGTGTTTTTTGTTTTCCCCTATGAAATACGGCAAATTCTTCGCCTTTTCGATTCTTTCGGTGTTGTCCTCGACCCATCGTTTGAAGTTGTCGGGCACATCCTTGACCTCATTCAGCGGTTCCTCCCAAAAATCCCTATCCGTGCCCTCGTTGGCTATAATTGGCACTGCATAGCACTTGCAGTTCGGGTGCCACCCGATGAATTTGAAAGATTTCGGATATTTTCCCTCCATTGCGTCACATATTTCCAGCGGCGCACGCCCTTTTTTGAAGCGCGGATACCAGAACTTTGCCAGCCACTGTACGTGCGATTTTGATGTTTTTACCTCATATCCGACAATAAAATCAAGTTGTTGCCAGCGGATACTGTCGGCTTCACGATAAGCGCTGTTTATTTCGGTGCGAGCCATACGCATAGCATTCTGATAAGATGACCGGTAAACGCCTTGCCCAGGGTGATAAGCCTGCGCCACTTTCGACAGGGTAAGATTGCCGAACGCATTTCGGACACGTCGAAATAGTTTGTCCGGCTCATTCAGATAGACGCGTACATCACGGCTTATATCGGCAGCGCTTCGGCCTTCGCTGATACCTATAGATAAGGATAATTCTATGTGCCGTTCGAACTGCTTGGCGATACTCCAAACTCTTTCGGATAAATTATGCCCGTAAGTTGTTCTACGTTGAAATGCCTCAAGTGCACCGAGATTGTGAAGCATCCATCCTTTTTTCGGATTGTCGAATAGTTGTTTTACCCATGAATCGTTCTTGTCGTTGGCAAAAAACCATTCCGAAGTGATCCCCGCTGTAATTATAGTGGACAACTTATTTCGGAATGAAGATAACGAGGCATCGGCTTGTTTACTACGGCTTTTGTTTGATGAGAAGGCGAACAATCGCCCCGTATTGGGTTGATATTTATATCCCATTCCCAGTCGAATCAATTCATCCGAGGCCACATCATACAAAGCCTCTATCTGTCGTAGATATTCTTCGACATGCGTTTTATGCTGTTGCTCCCATTGGGCGGCTTTCAAATTCAATCCGGGCATCGTTTCGAATTAGAATGTTGGCTCTATAATATTGTTCATAGATGCCTCTGCCTTCGCTTGCTTTATTCGCTCGATTTCAGCGGTAACATCATCGGCCGTTCCCATTAGTTCAACGCCCTTTTCCAGCGACATAACGCCATCCTGCACAGCACGGCCTATAGCCGCCCAACGTGCGGTGACATCTTCATTGAACGGTTCGGCAAATTCGTGTTCTATTTTGAGCGCAGCCAAATCAGGACGCAAATGAATATGGGTTACATTCATCATAATAGCGAGAATAAGATTTTTCTCCCTATCTACGGCTATGTCGTATATCTCTTTATTATTTTCGCGCTTGATATATCCCAGTACCATCGCGCGTTTGATCGCTTCGCCCGACAAAGTTCCCAGCCCAGCCATTTTCTCGGGTGTAAACTCGGGCGTGAAAGTGTCGAACAAGATGGACTGCGCGAGGTCTTCCTTTTCCCGTTGCTGCGTCTCGGAAGAGGTCGGTGGATTGATGTACTCGAATTTTGAATCCGCTCCGGTCATCCGAATCATTTTCCCGGGCTTGTCGGCTCGACCTTTCAAAAAATCTACGACATCGCCCGTTGCTGCGGCGATAGGGTCTGCGAAATAGTTATTTGTGTCGGATATTTTGCTGTCTATATCCTCCTCGCGGTCTATGCGGGGGTTGAGGCCTCCCCACGCTTTATCCTGTCGGTAGTAGATAACATTGATTTTTCCGGTTGGATTGGGAGTTGCAATAACCTCCCAATTAAGAGATCCTCGTTTGCATCGGTAGATCGTATCAGGTGTTTGAATATCGAAATGCTCGATAGTTGATGTCCCCTCTTTAAGGTAGTACCCATACCCGAATGCAATGAGGTTCTCGTATAGGTCGAATAATGGACGTAGGGTGTATCCTTTCGACTTGCAAATTACCACAACTTTTACCTGCGGTTGGAAATTCTCGTCCCGATAGATGTGGTAGAGCTTGGCACATTCAGTTTCTGCTCCCGCAATGCGTTTTGCTTTACGCATGGAAACGTTGAATCGTGTATCTTGCAAAAATTGATTATATGCTTCGAAAGCCTCGTCCGAACCTTCGTTGTTCACCTTCTTCCATCGTATCGGATTCCCGAGCAGAAAGAATAGTTCCACCTCATTGATGTACTTCTGTCGTGCACGAGGCAACTTCTCGGTACGATAAGGCTCCTGGCCTTTCCGCATCTTATCGGCCTTTCGCATAATACGGTGGAGTTCGGGGTTATATTCCTGAATCGCCTGCAAAACCTCCGTATCGCGATTCTGCATAAGTGTTTGAGCCTGTGTAATGTCTTTGTCCTTGATAAGCGTAAGCAGATCACGTTCTGCACCGGTTGCATTCAGATATTTATTGCGTATCGCATTGAGTAGGTTGTCTATAAATCCCATATCCGTACTTTTTACCAAATTCCTAAATCCTCTTTGTCTAAATCTTCTTCATTGTTGAAATACCCCCGCTTTTCGATTACTCCGGTCAGGGCATCTTCGGCGTCGTCATGGCTGTTGAACTCCTGCTGCTTACGGTATGATTTGACATGCGAGGCGAACTCCGGCCATTTGTGCTCCCATCCGGTCGGAAAATAAATAAGGTTTTGCACTTCATTCGATCGCGTGAAAATACGCACCCTTTTGTTGGCGGTCTGCGTAAATGGGTTGAACGATGTAAAGTTGTTACCGATTATTCGGCACTGCGCCTCAACATTGCGCCCGAAAGACCTGCCGCCATTGTTGCTCTCGACGTAGCAGATCTCCGTCTTGTTTCGGGACAGCATCTCGGCTGTTGCCGGCTCGGTATATTCCATCGGTTTCTGTGTATATAAAATGTCCGTCACGAAATTGCCGATGGGAGTTTCCGTATAGCAAATAGAACACAGATAGTCACTGCCGGTATCAGCGGTATCCGTGTAGTTCTTTCGCTTCATAGATGCTGCATATGGAATTATGTCGTATGTCTTAAACTCTCCATACATCAAACCTTCCAGCGGCTTCGGGTTCTGCATATATTGCGTTTCAAAGACAAATGAGTTCGATCTCTCGATTTTGTGCAGTTCCTCCAGCGTATGCTTAAATTCCCAGAGAGGCTGTTCCTGTCCGTTTTCGTCATGCCAGATGCAGGGCAACGAAAGTACCGTCCATTCCTCCGGCTCGATCTCCTGAAGATAGCCGCATAGATCGTGCTCATGGAGCCGTTGCATAATGATTATGATAGGCGTATTGCGCGAGTTCACGCGGTTGCGGATAGTCGATTCAAAGCGATTGTTCACCCGCTCGCGGATCGTTTCGGATAGTGCATCTTCCGGTTTGATCGGGTCGTCGATAACAATAGCTCCCGCAAAATCGCTTTCCCACGCAGGAATAAAATCACCCATTTCGCGCCGCTCCCTATACGGATCATTTACTTGACCTGCACCAAATCCTGTAACCTGTCCTGCTGCACTTACTGCATACAGTCCGCCTCCGACGGATGTATACCACTTTTTAGCATTCTTGCTTTCGACGACTACTTCAGGGAAAAGCCGCTGGTAGTAGTCTGATTGTACCGTTTCATTGATCTCTTTCGAGTTGTCGAGAACAAGATCATCGGAGTATGATAGGTGTATGAACTTACTGCGGGGGTTTAACGCCAGCCCGTAGGCGATGAAGTTCTTAGAGACAAGTTCGGTCTTGCCATATCGTGGCGCAATATTGATAATAAGACGCTTTATTTCGCCACGGACGACTTTGTCAAGAGCTTCGCATATTTTGCGATGATGATCGCCGACAATAAACCGCATCCCCGTCTTATGCTTGAACATGTAACGGGTGAAATTCAGCATACCGGAAAGACAGAAGGTACGCTCTATGTCTATGTCGCGAATCGGAGTAGTGCGTTAATACTCTTCGTTAAGTTTTAACCCATATTGTCTTGCCTCTTCGGGAGAGAGAGTGCGAGGTGGAATAAGTTCGGCACCATCTGCTCCTGTAACCTCTTGACGTTCTACATATCCCCGTTTTTTTCCGCGTGTTTTGAGAGTGAAAATGATCGCTGTTTCGGAGGGACGTTCGATCCAACCGGCAAATCTCTTTTCGCCATTCTCGTCCTTTTCGATGGCCGGAACGCCGGCAACCAATTTACACAGGTTGCTTTCGGCCAAATCAACGAACCGTTCACGGGAATCTTCGAGGGCTTGGGCGAATTGCTCATCATCATTGCACCATGTGTAAATTGTGCTACGCTCTACACCTAAATTAGCAGCTATGTCTGACAAAATACCGCCGCAAGCATTTGCAACCTTGCGAAAGGTATCTAATTTCGGTTTTTTGGAGGGCATTGCCATTTTTTATACTGTCGTTTTTGTCGTTATTCGACCCGTTCAACCATATCCGAGAACATCTCGCCGGGAATAACTTTATCATCGGGTCCGAACCCGAAACGAAGCATGAATGATGACTTCGTTCTATAAGACTTGAAGTTGAGCATCACGTAAGATTCAATGTCTTCGGCTTTTTGCTCTGCCTGTTGCCGGATTTGCTCTTTCATCTGCTTTACGGCTGCTTTGCGCTCTTCGTATGGCCGTTGTATTTCCTCAAAGTCGTCTATTATGGATGAGGTTCCTGCGTTGATCTCTTCTTGCATGACAGTAATGCCGTATATGTTCATGTCAGCCTCAGAGAGACCGGCCGCCTGATAATCTATTTCAGGTACGAGCACTCTCATTTTCTCCATGTCGAACTCTCCCATAGCTGATGGCGAGTTCATGAAGATGTTTTGTTCACGCTCGGTCTTGTCGTCCATATCTACGGCTTCGACTTTGATGTCGTAGTCTGTTTCGGGTGTTCCGTCGTAATTGTTGATGATGTCGAGAGTTTGCACACGCTTGTGCCCTGAAACGAGATAGGAGCTGCGGCGGTTCCAAACGATGCCACCGAGATAGCCGACGGTCTTGAAGTTCTTTTTGAGCTTCTTGACCACTTCGGGATCCTCCTTTCGGGGATTATAAGGTGCGAAGTTGATTTCGGAGCGTTTGATTACGACCGTTTCACTTTGCTTGTATTTGGGCTGCTGCTCTTTTCTCTTCGTCATATCGCAGTAATATATTTCGGGATAAGGGAAATACTTTGTAAATCTTTTCGAGGTCTTGAGGATAGTGTTGGCGCAGGTAATCGAATACCTCTGGTAAAAACGTCAGACCTTGCGATTTGTTCTTGTTGTAGGATATGGGTTCAGGCAGTTTTTTTGCCTTGATGTAGGCCATGACATCTGATTTCTTCCACTTGGATATAGGATAAATCTTGTTCGTATTGCTTATGGCTTCATTTTCATATCCGCGCAACATAAGACAGCGATTCATCCCGTCCGACTGCTTCATTCCATAAAACGTGTAGTTTATGCCAGTTTTCAGACGTATGCTTTCATCAACGTCTCTCAATGATAATAGCTTTATGCTGGGATTCGGGATGCAATATAGCCCGCAACGTAAAACGCGTGTCAATGTCCAATGGGGGATTTGCAGAATGGTAACGTTGGAATAACGGGCTTTGACGGCTCGCAGGTAGTTATCGATGTGGTCGAGACCTTTGACAAAATACATGAACACGCAAACGATTTCCTTGAAGTGCGGAGCCATCAGGTCGAGCAACACTTCACTGTCTTTCCCGCAAGAATAAAAAAGGATTGCCCTGTCCGTTTTTTGACGGACAGAGGCAATCACTTCGTTTGCATGGTCTATCGGTGTCATAACTAACCTGTTGCCATGCCAAAGGCGGCGCGAATGTCGCGTGCACGACCGGCACGATTCGTCGCACGGCCGCCTACTGTACGATAACGAACGCGGCTAACGCCGCTCGTCCGATTGATTCGATTTCTTACTGAATTTCGAGTGCAGCTTGAATTTTAGAAGTTTGACAATATGATTTAACCTACGGAAAGGCCTCGGGCTCTGTTTTGTCGTAAAGCGCTCGCTTCGGCTCTTGCAATTAGATTATCGCGGGATTGTTTCGCTCTACGACTTTCTGACGAGCTTGCCCATGTATTCGTTCTTCTCCAATTGGCTTCAGATAGTCGATCTGCTTGAGCTCTAATTTGTGCTTCTGTCTTATATCTACGTCGAGTGCAGCAATGATTTTAAGGGTTTAACAATTCATTTTCTCGATTACTTTACCGAGGTGGTAGTCGATCTCGGTCATGGTGTATTCGTTGCCGTTGTGCTCGTACACAATCGGCTCTTTCGTCTCTTCGTCGCAAACATCTACCAGTTCTGCCCCTTTTACCTCGACGAGTGCACCGGGGCGGTTGGTTTCATAACCCACCCAGAACTGAATCGCGTCGTAATGATTGATAACCGTATTGACGCCTTTGTCGCTGTCCCACGCCGATTCGGGCACATCACCGTCTTTTTTATAGACCTTGCCAGTGTTGTTATCTTGATACGAAATATACTTCGTATTGGTCGGACGTACTTCGCGGGTCTCGATCTTCTTTTCGCCCGACAGAATAGCGTCGAACCACTTCTTTTTGATGATAAGCGTTAAAATCTTCATACTGCTTGTTTTTTAGTAGCGGGGGCAAGAATCGAACTTGCGCCTGCGGGACACTAACCCGCCGTGGTAACCTCTGCACTACCCCGCATATATCTGTTCGATGCAAAAGTGGACACGTTCGGCACATTATGCAAATCTTACTACTGAATTATTTATTAAAAATACGATTTTTTATTGAGAGCTGCAATTTTTAAGGTCTTTTCTTCACACACCCTTTGCAGCGGATAATCTCAAGCACTACTGCGTCATATTTGACGATCAATAGGCTGTCGCGATTGTTGTCTGCACCTTTGTAGGCTTTACACCCACACTTCAGCCGCGTGCGGTGACATGTCGCGTCCGTCAATTCGAATGCCTTTTTGAGTAATGTCAAATCGCTGCGTTTTTCTACGTACATCGTTGGTTTCATATTATTATATAACTTTTACAAAGTTGAACATTCTGAATGACCGCCAGCCCTCGGCAACCGTATCGTAATAGGTTACGAGGTGTTTGTTAGGCTTACGGTCGTCACCTTTTGTTTCGGGGCATAAGTCGTCCTTAAGCGTACCGAATGCCTGTCGCAATTCACCCGTACTCGATTTGAGGTAGAAGAACTGCACGATGCCCGCGCGCATCTTTATCTTCAATTTGAACACCTGCCATGCCTTATGCAGACACTCAGCAAAGGTTACACCCGTCGCGCGGCACATCTGCCACGCCGTGCGCATGATGATGGAAAGGTCGGTTCGTTTCATTGTTATATAGGTTAAAAGTTGGTTTTTAGTTTGAGTAGTCGCAAGCACTCTTTCAACTCGCTGTCTGTGTATTTCTCGGCGATCTCTCGTGATATGCCGTTTGTGTTCATTGCGATTTTGATCGCAGCCTCTCTGTTCACCTTGAAGGATTTTCTTGTCTTCATAGCTTTTCAATTTTTTCAAATGTAACATAATACAGCCTATTGCCAACGAGTACCATTGCGATATTCAGTTTATCGAACTGTCCTCGATATTCACCAGTATTGCGTCCGAATCTCACCGGGTCGCCAATTTTTATGTCTTTCATATCTTTCATTTTTACCACCGGCGGCAGGTGCCGCCACGCTTCGGGCCTGAGGTCTGTTTATAGCCGCCCGAACGGCTTTTTAATCGAGTTTGTAAAGCAGCAACTGGCAATCTTCAACGTGTAGAACTCTCGTCGGTTCGACTTTGTCGATGTATCCGAAGAAGTCGTTTTTATCTGCATAGACGTACGCCCACTGGCCTTTCAGTTCGATTTCTTCTCTTGTGCCGAAATAGGCTACGGTGTCATCTACCTCTTCAACAAGGCCCCATGCCTCATTGCCAATACCTTCTCTGTTGATCGCGTCGATCACTTTAAATGCAAATGCGTTCATAGTTCTATTGTTTTTATTTGTTAGTTCAACATTTTCTTCAACCAGTCAGCAGCTTCTTTGTCTTCTTCGCCGTCCTCGTCATAAACTGCTTCAACGGCTACCGTTTCGTCCTCGATCGACCAGCTCGGCGCCGTCCAGTAGTCACCCTTGTCCTCGACGATCTCGGCGTCGTATGCGATAACGGCCGTAATACCGTTACTCTCGATCTCGAAGGTCTCGGCTTCGCCGTTGAGCTTCGTAATGTACGCTGCCGCCTGCTTGGCGAGGTTTTGCATCGTGGTATAGGTTGCCGTTGTCATAGTTATTATAGCTATTGGTTTTATTTTCTGATGCAAATATAAAGCTATAAATTTAATTATGTAAATAAAAATTAAAGTTTTTGCTATTATTTTTGTAGAAAAATAAAGTTATAGCTACATTTGTACCAACACCAAACATTTAAAGCTATGGATATAAAGAGATCAATAAAAGCTAACGGCTTAACTGTTAAAGAAGTGGCCGAAAGAATGGGAATTACACCCGTAGGACTTAGCCAACATATTAATGGGAATCCGAGTGTAGAAGTGCTTGAACGTATCGCCGCTGCTATTGGCTGTAACGTGGGGGATTTTTTCGCCCCTCAGCCGACGAACACGATAATGTGTCCGAAATGCGGTACGGTGTTAGAGGTCAAAGAAAGGAAATAATCATGGAGCAAGAGTTGATCCTATACAATTCGGTGGATGGGAAAAGTCGCGTATCCTTATTAGCACGCGACGGTTCCGTTTGGCTCAATCAAGCACAGATCGCAGAACTTTTTGCCACCTCTGTTCCCAATATCAGCCAACATATAAATAACATATTAAAAGATGGTGAGTTACCAGATGAATCAACTATTAAGGAATACTTAACAGTTGCCCCAAACGGCAAATCGTATCAAATAAAATTTTATTCACTGGAAATGATTTTGGCAATAGGTTTCCGCGTCCGATCCATCCGTGGCGTGCAATTCCGCCAGTGGGCAAACCGCAATCTCGCCGAATATCTCCGTAAAGGCTTCGTTATCGACGATGAGCGCCTGAAAAACCCAGACGGCCGCCCCGACTATTTCGACGAGTTATTGGATCGCATTCGGGATATACGTGCCTCGGAAAAGCGATTTTATCAGAAGGTGCGCGATCTGTTTGCATTGAGCAGCGATTACGACACGACGGACAAGGCTACGCAAATGTTTTATGCCGAAACGCAAAATAAGCTCCTCTATGCCGTAACAGGACATACATCCGCGGAGATCGTGATGCAACGAGCCGATGCAAATGCTCCCAATATGGGGCTTACCTCCTGGAAAGGTGCCGTAGTACGCAAGCAGGACGTTATTATTGCTAAAAACTACTTGACACACGACGAACTCGATTCTTTGAACCGGTTGGTTGTGATCTTCCTCGAAACAGCCGAGTTCAGGGCAAAGAGCAGGAAAGACCTTACGATGGGATTTTGGAGGGAGAACGTAGATAAAATTCTGGTATCGAACGATCAGCCCCTTTTACCCAATGCCGGTACGGTTGGCAAAGAGCAAAAAGACGCATTCGCCTACCAGGTTTATGAAGAGTTCAACGCCCGCAGAAAACGTAAGGCCGCAATCGAAGCCGATCGGGAGGATATGGAACAGTTAAAGGAGCTGGAATCCGAAATCAAACACCGAAAATAAGACCTGCCTGCATTGCGGGAAATTGATAACCATCAAGGCAGAATAACCTCAACGATACCTACCCATGGAACTACAACCTATCCAAAGCAAGATTTACGAAATACGGGGCCAGCGGGTGATGCTGGACCGTGATTTGGCGGAATTGTACCAAGTAACAACAAGCGCTCTCAATCAAGCGGTAAAGCGTAATATCGAACGCTTTCCGCCCGATTTCATGTTTCAACTGACAGATGCCGAAACTGAAAATTGGAAATCACAAATTGTGATAACCAATTCCATCACGATGGGTTTACGCCGCAACCCCTATGCGTTTACCGAGCAAGGCGTTTCTATGTTATCAGCTGTTTTGAAAAGCTCCGTTGCCATACAAGTAAGTATCGCTATTATGCGTGCTTTCGTAGCGATGCGGAACTACATCACGACCACGACGACAGTAACGGCCGAGTTGGCCGAAATTCGGGCGAAACTGGCGCTACTGGAGCGGGTGGACGCCGACAATGCCGAGGCGGTCAGCGATCTGTCGGAAGATATGCGCAAGGAGCTTGATAATATCTACAACGCTATTGCGGCGTTGTCGGTCAAGATACCGCAGGCACGCAAACCCGCCCGCAAAATTGGATTCCAACAAGCGGAGCAAAAGGCGGAAGAGTAGCAACGTACCCGACGAACACAATCACCTGCCCCAAGTGCGGGACGGTGCTGGAGATAAAAGAAAAGGAATAAATAAAACTACATTCCTATGACACAAAAGCAGGCCATACAGTTGTTCGAGGACCGCAAGGTGCGCACCGTTTGGGACGAGCGGACGGAGACGTGGTATTTTTCCGTTCTCGACGTGATCTCCGCTCTGACGGACACCGTGAATCCGACCGATTATTTCAAGAAGATGCGCAAGCGGGATGAAGCGCTCGCCTCGTTCGTGGGGACAAATTGTCCCCAGATAGCCATGAGGTCAGAAACGGGAGTGATGCGCAAGACGCTGGCCGGAGATGTGAAAACCGTCCTGCGGATTATCCAGTCGATTCCGTCACAGAAAGCCGAGCCTTTCAAGCAATGGATGGCGCAGGTGGCAAGCGACCGCCTCGACCAAATGCAAGACCCTGAGTTATCTATTGAGCAGGCCGTAGCCGATTATAAACGCCTTGGATATTCGGATACATGGATTAACCAACGCTTGAAAAGTATCGAAGTCCGTAAACTTCTCACTGACGAGTGGAAACGCGGGGGCGTTGATGGAACGCAATATGCCACCCTTACGGACATTATCACGAAGGAGTGGGCCGGACGTACCACGAAAGCCTACAAACGTTACAAGGGGTTGAAAAAGGAGAACCTGCGGGATAATATGACCAATGTCGAACTGCTGTTGAACTCATTGGCCGAGGCCTCTGCTACCGAACTTTCCCGAAACGAAAATCCAATAGGTTTCAAGGCCAACGCCAACGTCGCCAAACGGGGCGGTACAGTAGCTAAAGTTGCCCGACAACAACTCGAAAGCCAACTCGGACACTCTGTCGTATCACCCCTCAACGCTCGGCAATACCTCGGAACGTTGCCCGACAATCCGCCACCCGAAACAGCGCACCTTACTTCAGCGGTAAAATCGACGAAACCGATTACATGCGACACCTCAAACGAGGAGGAATAAATAGTTCTCAACTTAAAAACACAAATGAAACTAAAGAATATGAAATGTAATATGGAACCGTCTCTGAATATTCGATCATTTCGAATAGGCAATTTAGTGTATAACTCCCATCTCGACCGAATTGGGTATATTGCAGAAATTACGCGTGCAGACATGACGTTATTTCATGGTGAGATGCTAATTAAGGAAGCCGGATTTTATCATGAGATTTTAGATAAAGTAGTATTAGGAGATGTTAGGCCTATACGTTTGACTCCAACGTTATTGGAAAAATGCGGCTTTGAGAAAGAATTTAGCGACTGTTACCAACGATTTGACTACTATATCATCCCCCGTGTGATATGTTTATCTCCTAAAAAAGAAGGGTTCTGTTGGCAGGTGGAAGACGAAATCGACGATTGCAATGTGGATGTGCCCATAAAGTATCTGCACCAGCTCCAGAATATATATTTTACATTGACCGGAACGGAGCTGAATGTAGAAAAGATATATGATGCGAGAATGTAAAAAGCCGAGTTCCCTCGGCTTTCTGTTTATCATTTCAAACCGACCGAATCAAAAATAGGGTACGGTTCGATATGTCATTTTCTCGGTTCATGATTGAGGCGGGATTGTGAGTTGATTATCTTTTTTAGTCGGTCTCGACCGCAATACCTCCAATATCACTCGGTCACCGTCGAGAACCAGCATCCCGTGTCGGCGGGGATCACCACCTTTGGTGCGGTGCTCGGCCTCGCATTCGGTGCGGATCCGGACACAACGGAAACCTGCGGCCTCGAAAGCCGATCCGATTAACGATAGGTCGCTGCGCTTGGGGACGCAGTACATGGGTTTAATTGCCGCTTTGATGCGGCTCATACGTTCGATGCGCTTTTTCATGAACTTTAGCAATAAAAAACTGCGTTACGAGTTGCTCGGCGTTCATGTGGCCGTCGGGCGTTTCCGCTACCGAACTCGACGCAGTTAGATTAAACTATATGAATAGATGCAATATATCCGAATTGTCGTACATATTTGCACTACATGAACTTTAGCAATGCAAATATAATGATTTTATCGGAAATAAAAAGCGCCCTTCAGGGCGCTATAAAGTTTGAATCGGGTATTTTAGTATTATATTATTCTTCTTCGGCCGCCTTTCTTTCTGATTTGTAGGCAGCTTTGGTTTTAAGTCCTGCATCAATATCTTCGTCATCTCCAATATAACGGCTTAACAGCCAATGATAGACATTTTGAGCCGAAGCACCACTGCCTACCGTAACAACATAGGCTTGCTCAAATTCCCAACCGAGTTCACCCATAAAGTTCATAGCGTCTACCATCGAGTTGAACGTAAGTTTTTTTCCGTTTTCATCGACCAATTTGTTGTTTTGAAATTGGTTCTGTCCAAAATCTACTTGCACCGTGCATTTCGACGATAAAAGTTTTTGGGTTCCGACAAGTTCGCAATAGACTTTGTGTTGTTGCGCATTCGTTGCGCAAATTGACATTGTAGCCACGGCGACTAAAAGTAAAATTTTTTTCATAATTCAATAAGTTATTGGTTAGTCGTGCAAAAGTACAAAATTCCCCCCCCCGCAAAATAATGAGCCTATTTTTTTTGAAGTTGTGCCGAAAGTTCCGAGGTTTGTAAAAACGCTGAAGCTGTGATTTGTATTTTTATTTTGTTTATCCTTATTGCTATGTTTGTCGTGGTAATTATATCCGAATACCGCTTCAACAAGGTAATAAAAGCCCACGATCAACGAATGCGCCAGATGTTTTCCGATATTGAAGAGGCGCGTAAATACTCTGCTAAAGATTAACAACAACCTCGCGTTCGTTGTCGTTGCCTGAATCATCGTCCCATGTGATTTTCACAATGGGCGTAGAATTATGTCCTTCAAATAACATCAATTTCACTCTGAAATTCCCGCCACTATGTAGGAATGGATATGGTAATAATTTGTCGCTCGGGAATGGTATAATACCGTCTTTATGCTCCTTATCTTCCATAAATTGAGCCCATACTCGGATATTTTTTGCGGTTGCTAAACCGGTATTGCGAAATATCATTTCCCAGTGACTACCTATTTTAGCAGTAGAAACATCTATTAGAGCCTTTTTTCGTTCTGTTTCCAGCTGTTTGTATTTTGCTAATTCAAGTTCTTGTAACCGCCTTGTATTCTTGCGCGATTTTATATCCGCAGTATATGCCCATATTGCAGCTATTGAGGATAATATAAATGAAAATATCGCTATCCAATCTGAAATTTGCATCGGCTCCTATTGTTTAACTCGTCTTTGAATGCTTATTATCAGGTGTCTGAATTATAATATATTTTTGTAATTTATTAATATACATTATTTTAGCTCCGATTTTATGGGGGGGGGATTTTTGACCCCCAGATCTGCCGGAGTTGCCGGAAAGCCTGTATATGTTCCTAAAATGGTCGTTTTGAGGATAGAATTCGATTCCTCAATTTGCGTAATTAGCCGATTCATCTGTTCGTCCTTGGTTTTTAAGCTGGCCGCTTGATTCTCTATAACCGCCCACACTCTTTGGGGGATAGTTATCATTGTAGCTGCATTTTCTGCCGCAGCTACCTCTTCTTCCTTTTGTGAAGAAGTATTTTTCAGCATCTCGCCGTCGCTGGCAAACATCGAGGTATCCCAATCGGGATTTGCTAATATAATACTAATAAATTCAGGGGACAGCGCACTGATTCCCTTTTCTACTTGCGATATAAACCCTTGCGTACACCCTAAAAATGCCGCAATCTCGGCCTGTGTTAATTTATTTACTCGTCTAAAGCGCTTGAAATCAGTACTCATATAGAATAATATTATTTTTTATTAGAAAATATTAGGATTTAGCTAATATTTTACTTATATTTGCATTGTCAAACGATACAGCAACACAAATATACGAAATAATATTGATTATGAAGGCCGTGTATAACAAATCGAAAATCATGCTGAATGCCTGGTATATGTTCCGGGTGAAGATGGTGAAAAATTTCGCTGAGGCCTTGCGGAAAGCATGGAATAACGAGAAGCTGGCTAACATCCGCGCGATGATCGAAGGGCGCACTCCGGAGGAGGCCTCCGTGCCTGAAGCGGCCGGAGAACATAGTGCCGCAGCAAAAATAGCTTTCGCGGCGGGATGCCTGGACTATTATGCCGATGCGCGGCCGGGACAGTATTTCGGAGATTAAGGATAACAATATGATGGAGACGAAGAAGAGCAATCAGACATTCGGGGAGATATGGCACTCCCTCGCGCCTTCGGAGCAGAGCCGTCGGGCGAATGAGATCATGGAACGATTAGGAGTGAGTATGTGGACGATTCAGTCGTGGATAACAGATCCGGAGAAAGGCGGGTATCGCAGGCCGAGCAAAAGACGGCAGGCCATTCTTGCCGAGATGTTCCAGGTTCCGGTGGAAGGGCTGTTTTTAGCAAAGACATATTCTCCGGAGAACTGAATAATGGAATCGGCAGACAGGCTGGCTGCCCTGCTCGAAGAACAGTGGGTGTGCATTGAACGAATTATAAAAATACTCAATAAACAATATGCTGGTAAAAAAGACGATAAAAGTGATTGTTCTGCCTCCTGATGTGAAGAAGGAGATTGCGGCCGAGGTCGGATGTACGGTCGAAACGGTATATAATGCCTTGAATTTGACGAATCCCACAGTTGGAGAGCAACCCGATCGTATCCGTCGTATGGCGCGAGAGCGGGGTGGCTACAATGGGACTAAAATCCGGTGGATTGAGGCTTAAAAAAGACTATGCTATGAAGGGATCGCCAAGTTGAAGGGCGTGGCCGTTGAGCGGCTGCGAATGAAGAAGGAGGACAAATAACGACAAAGAGTGCGTGGTAGAATGGTATTACGAATCGATTAGTGGTAAAGACCAAGTGTACTCACGATGCGCTTAATGGACAGTACACCCTGAAGAGCGCAGATGTTCAAACAGAAGCTAACCGATTGAAAGGCATTCCAGACGTGGAATGTTTGCCAGTTCGAATCTGGCCGCACTCCCTAATCAATATAAAGCATTATGAACGAGCCAATTATTATTACCACTCCCGCAGAATTGCGCTCTATTGTCGCTGACGAAGTGGCGGCGATTCTGCCGAAGCTCGCCGATTTCAGGCGTAAGAATGAACCGGTAGAAATCGACAATTTGTCGGTTGAAGAAGCCGTGCGGTTTATTGCGGAGCAAGGTATCCCGACCACCCGTTCGACGATTTATAATTGGGTTTTTCTAAAAAAGATCCCATTTAAGAAAATTGGACGCCGCACGGTGTTTTCCAAAAAGGAGCTTCTTGCTTGGATCGAATCCCGTACGACTTTGCCGGAGGACAGACGGGCCGTTGCAGCTGCGCGTATCGCCAAAAGTGCTAACTGCAAATAAAATGACAGATAGGCTACTACCGAACCAGTGACTAATATGTACTTCTATGCTGTACTGGTCGGCCCTGGTAGTGGATCAACCGAGCACTATCCGCGCCCAACGTTCTTTCATTCGAGTAAAGTTAAGAGTTGAGATTAGTTGAGTTTGCCATTTCCGGGCGCGGATTTTCAAAGTCCGTATCGGGTTGAATGTCCCGGTGCGGGCGCAAAGGACGGCACGGAAGCCGTAGGGGTCCTAAAGCCTGCCATAAACCCCGGCCGCAAGGCAGAAAGGCTGGAACGAATAAGCGGTTCATTGAAATACGAGAACCATCCGAAGGGATGTAAAACCCGGCGAGCGACTTGGCGCAGAAGGGCGGATATTAGGCCGATCAATACCAAAAAGCAGGCGACGATCCGGAGCAATTCGGGGAGCCGGTAGCGATATACCCTGCGATTCAGTCGTGGTCTTCGATGACGACAGGGTGCAAATTTTAATCAAAACAATTTACGTGCAATGTCAAACAAAGTATTTACCCCAGAGAACATTTCCAAATTAAAACAGAACGAGGTCTTTGTATTCGGCAGTAATAAGGCCGGTAACCACGTTGGCGGCGCAGCTCGTGTCGCGGTCGAGAAGTTCGGCGCGATCATGGGGCACGGCGAGGGCTTACAGGGCCAGTCCTACGCTATCCCTACGCTCGATGAACAGATGGACAAGGTGTCTACCGAGGAATTGACGCGATCGGTACGGAGATTCGCAGACTATACACGGTACAATACCGATAAGGTTTTCTATGTAACCAAGATCGGATGCGGCATCGCTGGATTCTCGGTCGAAGAGATTGTGGAAGTATTCAAAAGCGTCTCGTTCGGCGATAACGTGGTGCTTCCGCAAGAGTTCGGCGAAGAAAAACATATCGATGGATTTAAAGGGTTCAATGCAGATATGACCTGCCTGGGCTTCAAATTCGAGGAGGGCAAGACTTACGAAGAGGATGTTGAGTTGAAAGTTTGTAATCGAGGCTTTCATTTCTGCGAATCACCGTTCTCTGTCCTTAGCTATCGTGATATGCTGGATGATGAATGCAAGTTCATCCCTGTGCATCATGTAACAGCTTTGGGGCGATGTCATTCCGACTCGGATAAAACGGCGACGACAAAGATTCACATCGGGGCAAAACTCGATTTCAAAGGATTCATTAAAGCTGGTATAGATTTCATTTACGAGAAGTGCATCAAAGAGGGTCCGACCGACAATGTTAATTCGGGCTACGGCGCACAGATCGGCTCCTCGGGCGACGGCGCAAAGATCGGCTCCTCGGGCTACGGCGCACAGATCGGCTCCTCGGGCGACGGCGCAAAGATCGGCTCCTCGGGCTACGACGCACAGATCGGCTCCTCGGGCGACCTCGCAAAGATCGGCTCCTCGGGCGACGGCGCAAAGATCGGCTCCTCGGGCGACGGCGCACAGATCGGCTCCTCGGGCGACCTCGCACAGATCGGCTCCTCGGGCGACCTCGCAAAGATCGGCTCCTCGGGCGACCTCGCAAAGATCGAAAGCGAAGGTAACAATGCTGTTGTAGCAGCCATAGGTATAGATTCAAAAATAAAGGCAAAGAAAGGTAGCTGGATTACCCTCGCTGAATATGGCGAGGATCTGAAACCAGTGTGCGTAAGGTCTGCACAGATCGATGGGAAATCGCTCAAGGAGGATGTTTTCTATCAACTGAAAGGCGGCGAGTTTGTCGAAGCAGCAGAATAACAGCAAATATCATCCACAAGTAAATCTTTACCAACATGCAAACCTTCTTTTCCGAAAGCACAGTCAAAAGTCTGTGGGGCACGCTTGCGGGCCGCCTCTGGCGTGCGTGGTACCGCCTCAAGAGCAAGGTGCGCCGGATGATCGACAAGTCCCGCCGCCGGGCATATAAACTCCAAAACCGACCCCGTGTCTATCGGGTAGAAATTCGATAGGACTTATCGTAATTTTCTCATAGTCGGCATAATAAAAGTATGTTTTTTGCATAATGAAAAACTTTCGTATCTTTGGAAATATGAATAACTCAGATGTTATGCAGGATATTAGGCTACATATTCATATTGAGGATACGCAACCGATGGAACTGCTGGATTTAACAAGTTCTCTCGTCGCGTTGAATAATCAGTATGTGGCTTACCTCAAAAAGCATCCCGAACAAAACATAAACAGCGATGCAAAGCTATATGTTAAAGAGATTCGGCATGGGAGCGTTATCGTGGAGCTTATCGATACTCTGGCAGTTGCCGTGTTGCCGTTTATGGAAAATGCCAATTCCATCATTGGTTTTGTCGGATATTGCAAAGATGCGATAAAATACTTTTTAGGGAAAAGAGCTGATAATCCGGGCTTGACGATTTCCGACTGCCGAGACTTCGGCAATTTAGTAAATCCGATTGCGGCGGATAATGGAGCTGTAATCAATATTGGGACATATATCAATGGAAATATAAACGTCGGATTGCAAGTGGATAGCATTGAATCTAATGCAATACAAAATGCCATAAGGAAAGAAATAGATAAACTATCGGCACACGAGCAAACCGACATCCACAAGAATGTGCTAATGACATGGCAGCAGGCCAGCAGCGACATAAAAAACAATGCCAAGAACAGAGGTGTTATTGATAGTATTTTCCCGGGTCATGCAATGAAAGTATTGTTTGACGATGAAAATATAAAGCGGATGATGTTGTACGGAGAAGACAATCCACTAACCTCGGTATATGTGGTGGACGTTAAAGTGGAAACGTCACAAAATAAGCCCGTTGCATACAGAATAGTCAAGTTTCACGAGATGTTCGAATCATAGTAAATTCCTACATCAACTTTGAAAAGGTGTCGATTTCGATGCCTTTTTCTTATTTGTTATTGCAAGATAAAAAATGATTTCGTATATTTGCCTTGCCAAAGACTCACGGTAACGTGATTACAAGTACATACGAACGCTATTTGAGGCGTGTCCCTGTTGCACTTCTACTCTACGTAGTCGTGGGTCTTTGGCGAGATTAGGGGGCGCGTCTCTCTTTTTGTACATTTTTGTTAAACTAACTTGTGTTCAATTAAATGCCAAAGACCGACACGAGTAGTAAGGTGAATAACAGTACCCTTACTCCGGCTGTATTCGACGTACAGCAACAAATCCATTACAAGTATCTGTACAGAACTCATCTCTTTCGAGTTGGCTTTTCAGAGCATCCCGAAACCTATCTTGTTAATATTAGCGGCACAACACTCGACGATCACAAGGTCGAGGTATCTCGCGTCTATGATGAGCTCCATCCATTGATGGCCATAGGACGTGCCGTTACGGAGTTCTACGACAACTATGTATGCGGCCGTATCGGCAGCATCATTATCAAACAACGAGTTGTCAAATAACCAATTCAGCTATGGCACACGTAATAACGCTTGCCGTTGTGATCGCACCGATCGCAGCGGTGTTCAACTGGGTGCTGTCCAGGCCCCGGCGTATGCGGATCACCCGCTATCTGTTGAATGAAATTTTCGAACAGCGATGAATACAGACTTGCACACAACAAAAGGCAATGTATCATGCCATCGGATGTATGACGAGTACATCGATTATCCGAGTATCGAGTGGGATAAGGGACTGCAAGCGACAAGTAAGTCCGAATGTCCCGCTCCATCGGATCAAATCCCTTATTTTCGGATCGGAGCTGCAATCTATCGGCAGGTGGCCGGAATACTTCAGGATATGCTCGGTGATCGTAATTGTCTGTCAAATGTAAAGATCGATTGGGAGGATGAGGACGGCAATAGTTACACCTTTACGGACAGCTCTGTTTGGGTGTATCGTAAGAGGGTCCGATTCCCGGAAGGCAGTATGGAGGTCGTCGATGACTTGGGTTCGGGTTGGTGGGAGTTTCACAGTTATACGCCCGAAGGTGACGAGAAGATCAACGATTTTCAATTCAGCAAACTCAAGGAATATATCTGTTTAACCGAATAAAACATGTGAAACAAATGAAAACGAGAATCGAGATTTACGAAATCGACCGCCCGCAAAACATTGTTGCCTCGGGTTCTTGGAATAGGCAACTCTCGACTGCCGAGATACGCAAGGAAACCAAATATATGATGCGGTATAGCGATTCTAAAAAGTTCGCATCACGAGTGATAACCGATAGAGATTGAAAATATGGAACTGCGTAAAATATCCGAAGAACAGAAAAGATTACTGGATCGGCCGCTGCCTTCAGAGGCAATATCGCCGCATCCGACAAAGAACTACTTGTCCACGATCAAAGCGATCTACGTTACCGAGCGTCTGAATGACGTGTTCGGAGTAGGTAGCTGGCGTGTCCGCTCCGAACAGGTTGCCCGTGACAATAAGATGGTGGTTGTCAAGGTAACGTTCGAGATACCTGAATATGGTATCTATTATGAATGTTATGGAGGTAACGATAACTCAGATTTGGGTGATGCCCACAAGGGGGCTACAACCGATGCTTTGACAAAGATCGGGTCCTGGCTCGGGATTGGTGCCGATGTATTCAAGGGTAAATCGCGCAATATGTCAGCAAAATGCGCGGCAGCTGCTCCGGACCCTCTCGCTTCGGCCCGGCCCGATACACCCCGGGCAAAACATCGGATTACGACAGATATGCTTGACGATCCGATCAAGTGCGATTGTCTGCTTAATTGGGGTTATGACTTATGGACCGCTTCAGGCTATGCGGCAGATTTCGATATTGCCGCACGTCTTCTGAAATCTTATGACGCCGATACTGACGTGCTTAAACGTTATGCGGCTTTGTTCAATTCTTATAAGATGGCTCGGCATGGAAAATAATTCATTATTGCTCTGTGAAACGGCCTCGGTCAGTGAATTGACCTCTCGGGCGGTCAGGGCTGTCGTAAACGGGGATATTGACCCGATAACGGCCCATATCAATATCAGCAGGATGGAAGCGGCAATCAAGGCGTTCAAGGATAATGAAGAGATCCGGGACATCACACTCCGCGAATTATCCCAATACGGGAAATCGCACCAATTCGGGGATTGCCGGTTGGAAGAAGCCGAGGTCGGTGTCAAATACGATTATGCGGATTGCGGTGACAGTAAGTTATATGATATGTACGCAACTCTTGAATCCTTGAAAGCTGACATTAAAGAGCGAGAAACAATGCTTCGACAACTGCCTGTTTCCGGGCTTGCCGATCCCGAAACGGGTGAGATGCTTTACCCGCCCGTTCGAAGTAGTAAAACGAGTATCAAAACAACATTCAAAAAACAACCGTAGCTATGTCACAACTTATCAATGTATCGATTTGCGTTTCGGATATTCCCCGCGACCAGATCAAAGTTGCCAATAATGGCAAGAAGTATATCGCCGTATGCGTTTCGCAGTTCCGGGAACCGGATTCCTACGAAAATACCCATTCGGTATTTATGCGTCAGACTAAAGAGGAGAGAGAGGCGAAAGCACCTCGTGTTTATATCGGCCGGGGTAAGGCCATAAACTTCACTTCGGCACCGGTTACAGTGGAGAATATCGCGGATATGCCTTTGGCAGATAGGGTAGATGATCTTCCATTCTAATATTCGGAATCCCATGATCGGTTATGAAATCAAGTCTTGGGAGATTCGGCAAATAGTACGTATTCTGCGTGACCTGGAGTTTTGCGATGCCTCGACTATCCGAGGACTAAATGCTATCCGTATGGGTAGAATCCTGTATAAAAAAATAATTAAACGCCATGCAAAGAATCGAACAAATACGGAAGGAAGCTCGGAATATTCAGATGGCTCTTGAATGTATGAATAATCCCAATATCGAAGCCATGATAGAGCGTTTGGACCAGCTGGGTGTTTACTACGCTCGCAGCGGTGAATTGTTGAGTGAGGTTGTCGGAATGCGTGACGCTGCGGTGGCCAGGTTGTTTCACGATGAAAAAGAAACGATTATCAGTTTGTCTCCATCGTTGGCGACAAAATTGGTGAACAGTTCTGCTTCGGAGCTGAATGCTTTAGAAAAGTGGTTGGACCGCATCAATGCATCTTGCAAGCATCAGTGCGACAACCTTCGGACTATGATAAGTTACGAGAAAGAACGCTTAAAATTGTAAATAAAGAAGATGATTGAAGTGTTTGATAAACCACCGAAATAATACAATGATATGGCCAATATTAGGGTCGGATTAAGCTATTACAGCGTCGATACGGATAGATATTTGGATATTCGGATAAGGCGGCTTGTTAAGGCTTTCGGTTGTGACGGTATTGCGGTTTACGACTACTTGCTATGTAATATATACCGGGTAAAAGGCTGTTTTGCTGCGTGGGACGAAAGTACTGCCTTCAACGTGGCTGAATACCTCAGGTTAAAGGAGTCGGTTGTTTTGGAGATTGTTCGGTACTGCGGTGGGGTGGGTCTTTTCAATAAAGAACTGCTCTCTCGTGGGATCATAACGTCGGCAGCCATCCAAAGGCGATATATTGACACTTGCATACGAGCGAAACGCAAGAATCTTGAAATACCGGAATTTTGCCGCATTCTTCCGGAAGAAACAGCCAAACTTCCGGAAGAATCGCCGAATACTCCGGAATTTTGCCGCGAAGTAAAGAAAAGTATTATATCTTCTCCTTACGTCGAAGATATAAATAATCCCCCCTTATATCCCCCCGAGGGGGAAGAAGATTATATTCCGACTGAATTTGTGACGTTGTGGGATAAGTTCAAGGGAAAGCGCAAGTCGCTTACCGATGACTACAAGGACTTTTGCAAAAAGACGGAGGGACTGGTTATAGATTATGTTAAATTGCAACGCAGCGCTCAATTTGCGAAAAATGTTTATTTCCAAACGTGGTTAAACGACTTTTTCCCGAAAAAATCCAGGCGTAATATAGATCTCTCGGCTGTCGAACCTGCGTTCCAGCCTATCATGGCGGATTGGCTTGCTTACAAGTCTGAACGCGGACAGACCTATCGACCGCTCGGATTACAGCGTTGCTATGTACGCCTGCTGACGCTTTCGGGCAACGATGCGGCCAAAGCTCGCCGTATCGTGGACTTCTCGATCGCCAACAACTATTCGGGGCTGTTCCCTCCACATGACCAGGACAATTCGGCAAATCGCCATCCGGCAACGGACTATCACGCCCAACCGGGCCAAACGTATGAAGACTTCTGACAATGAACTACGATGAAATCCTGAAACAGTTGAAAATCGAAGGTAATCCTACGCCTTGCGCCCGTTTCACCTTCAGTATTCCGAATGCGAAAGAAGAGTTGGTGACTGCGATGTCCGCAGTTCTGGGAGCTATGGGCGAACGGTTTGTCTGGTTGCCGGAATACGACAAGGTAGCGGAATGGCTGTCGGCAAACAACGGAAAAGGGTTACTACTGTTCGGAAACTGCGGACGCGGGAAATCGCTGTTGGTCCGCTACGCAATTCCGATGTTGCTACGCAAGTTCGCCAACCGGATCGTAACGGTCGTGGACTGCGGGTCACAGAGTGTCAATATCGACGACGTAATTAAACGCAAGTTTATCACACTGGACGATATGGGCGTGGAGGTGGACCGAGTAGAGTTCGGGACACGACGTAATCTGGTCGTAGAACTCATCAACAAGGCACAGGACAATCCCGATACGCTTCTGTTCATATCTTCGAACCTTACAGGCGAAGCGATCAAGGACCGATATGGAGATCGGATATACGACCGGATCAAGTATCTATGCCATCGGGTCGCTTTTAATGGAAACAGTTTACGCAAATGAAACACCTTGAATCGAACATCCAACGCGCTTTTGTACGTTGGTTCCGGCTTCAATACCCCGAGTATGCTTTGAATTTGACGAGCGTGCCCAATGGTGGATTGCGAAGTAAAACCGAGGCGGCCATCATGAAAGCTGAAGGGATGACGGCTGGAGCGGCGGATTTACTGTTACTTGTTCCCCGAGATGGGTTTGGTGTACTGGGACTGGAATTTAAGACCCAAGTAAAAGGAAGTCGTCAGACCCCAGCACAAAAACAATGGCAGAAATCTTTTGAACAGGTTGGAAACAAGTATGTACTTGTTCGCACACTGAATGAAGCTATAACGGCAGTTCAAAATTATTTGGATAAATGACAAAACGACAATTTTATCACTGGCTTCATTCTGCCGAGTGGTTCACTATGGGTAAAACGCATTGATTATATGACCAACCTTTCTTACCGCCAGGCAATGTTGATTAAACATACGGCCTGGATGAACACTCGCTTGCTCGCGCGGGGTCCTCGGCCGGAAGACGAGCGGTACGTGCCGCTCGCGGTGCGGATGCTTACGCTGGTCGGCTGCTTGAACTACGCGATGCTCGACCTTGAGTCCGAACTCACGGCATCCGGCTTGTTCCACCATGAAACCAAACGCCGCTATACGCAGGCTCAGACTTTGGTCTCGCAGGCTCACGGCATCGCGTGGTCGATGCTTCGCAAGATCGACGACCGAGCCGCCCGGCAGTACAACGACAAGACGGACGAGGCGTATCGGACCATCAGCGGCTGTATCCTGTTGGAGGCTCCTCAAAGGTCTTACAACATCGTGCTGTCGCTGTGTAGGATCATCAGCTCTCTCAACGGTCGGATTTCGGGCCGCTACGACTTCAACCCGGCCAAACCTCTTGTACGCATCCCGGCTCTGTTGGAGTGTATCGGGATCGAGGATTGTAAAATAGACGGAATCATCGAATTGAATTTAATAGATTAACGAAAATGAAAGAATACACACAAGCGGATTTCGATGCCTTCGAGGTGATCGACGGAATCAAACAATGCCCCTCGGGGGATTACAGTGATATACAAATATTCGGCGAGCGGTGCTCCTTCGGCGAGCGGTGCTCCTTCGGCGAGCGGTGCTCTTTCGGTAAGGAGTGCTCTTTCGGTGAGGAGTGCTCTTTCGGCAAGTGGTGCTCTTTCGGCAAGTGGTGCTCTTTCGGTGAGGATTGCTCTTTCGGTGAGTATTGCTCTTTCGGCAAGTGGTGCTCTTTCAGCGATAAGTGCTCTTTCGGTGAGGAGTGCTCTTTCGGTGAGGAGTGCTCTTTCGGTGAGGAGTGCTCTTTCGGCAAGTGGTGCTCTTTCAGCGATAAGTGCTCTTTCGGTGAGGAGTGCTCTTTCGGTGAGGAGTGCTCTTTCGGTGAGGAGTGCTC